AAGCACCGTCGCGCTGCTCGCGTCATTGGTCGCGGCGCCGCTCGAGCTCGCAGCGGTCGTGACGATCGCGCTGGCGGCCACGCTGTCCGTGGTGACGCCGGCTGCGGCCGCGGTCGTAAGCGCAAGGGCCGCCGCCACGGCGGCGGCTGTCGCCACGGCCGTCACCGCCGCGACGCTCCCGGCGATGGCGCCACTGACGGCGCTCACCGTCGCGCTAGCCGTTGACGCGCCATCAGCCTCGATGACCGTCGGCCCCCCACCCGCCGGCGAAGACCGCGCGAAGCTGAAGTACGGCGACCGTCGCTGTGGGAACGACACCTAGCGGATCCTCTCGCCCGTACCCATGCCGTTGCCGACGCGGACGGCCTGGTAGTTGTTGAGCCCGGTCGGCGACTTGCCACCGAACGCGAGGTAGCCCTGCCACTCGTTCGCTACGCCGCCGGCGGTGTCGACGATGATGCGGAACCCATCCGCGAGCATGGCGTCGATGTCGTAGGCCGCGAGCACGCCCCCCGAGGTGTCCGGGTAGCAGAGGACCTGGTCGTATTGCATCGTGAGGTTGACCAGGGCCGCCGCGCCCTGGCCGTCCTGCGACAGCCCGCCCATGGACCGACGAGAGGTCGTGCTCGAGCCGCAGCCAATCCCCATGCGGTCCTGAGCCCCGGACGTGCCCGCCGCGGGTTGCGTCGTCATCACGCCGATGGTGGAGACGCCGAGGGGGACGAAGGGAAGACCGGAGACCGTCTCGGTGGCGCTCCCGCTGTTGCCGGCGATCGTGTACGCGCCGGCCTGCCACTGTCCGCCAGAGATGGCGAGGGCGATGTAGCGGCGGTTCGTCGTCGCGCGGGCGATCCAGTTGAGGACGAACCCGTCCTGCGTCCAGTTCGCGAGCTTGGCCCGGGCCGTCGCGTTGCCGCCACCGATCGCGATCATGGCCAGGCACTCGCCGGTCTGGCAGTAGGCGTCGCAGTCCGAGGTGCCTGAGGCGTCGTCGGAGTTCCCGAGGATGACGACGTTGTCGGCGGCACGGTCGCTGGTCGCGAAGCCGAGGCAGATCCCGGAGTCCTGGCGCGCCGAGCCATCGGCCGCGTTGTGCTGGCAGCCGGCGATCATCAGGACACTCGGCTGGAACCCGACGCTGTAGGTCTGGTTGCCGGCGCTGCCGGGCTCCGTGATGTCCACGACGTTGGCGCTGATCGAGTCGTCGCCGCCCCAGGCTTCCCAGAAGACGGTGATGTCCACCGGCGAGGCGTCGTCCACGATGAACGTGAAGCCCGCCGCGTCGAAGGACTGAATGTCGAGCAGCCCGTCAAACGCGGGCGTGCTCGTCACGGTGGCGGCGACCGCGTCCGTGCGCTGGCCGGCCGTACAGACCTGCGTCCCGGCCGCGTCCTGATCCTGTGAGGCGACACAGCGGCGGTTCGTCGCCGAAGTCGCGAAGCCGATGCACTTGCGGAAGTGGGCCGTCGTGGAGTTGGCGTCGGCCCCGGAGCCGAGCCCCTGCGTCCAGACCTTGATCGCCTTCGGCCTGAACGTCTGGCCGGTCCGGACGTCCGTGCACGTCTCGACGTACGTGGTCGTGGCCGAGTCTGCGGTCAGCCACTGCCGGGCGCCGTGCGCGTACATCAGGGCCATGCGGGGTCAGTTCAGCGACTTCAGCGTGTAGACGTGGCCCGTGAGGGTGTTCGACGCGCTCGACGCGCTCCAGTCCGCGGTGAGCGAGAGCGCCGTGTCGGCGGTGAGGTCGGCCGTCACGGCAGCCGGTGCGTCGAACCCGGAGACCGAGAACACGTTGCGGACGACGGTGGCTGCGGCCGTGTGGACGTCGGCGCTGCCGGTGACGAACAGACTGCCCGTGGCGCCGTTGGCCCGCGTCTGGATGATGAAGCGGACCTCCCACATCACGTTGGTCACGCCCGAGCCGTTCGTGATGGCCTCGGTGGTCGCCAGCAGCGTCCCGGCGACGCCGCCCCATCGGATCGCGAAGGTGATGGTCGGCGTGCCCGTGGTGCTGAGCTTGCCGGCCGCGTAGCCTTCGAGCACCCGGCCGTCGCTCATGTAGTTGGCCGGGATGAGGATGTTCGGGAAGATGATGGTCTCGGTCGTGGTGGTGTGGATCGCCGCCCCGTCGGCGGTCGCCCACGTGAGCAATTCCTGCCAGCTCTGTCGGCTCATGGTGTTCTCCTATCTCGCGAGTCCCGGCGCGAAGGCGCGCGGGCGTGTCTTGCCCCTGTTCGGGAGCGTGAACACGAACGGTCGGACCTGATCGGCGCCGATGTCCCACGCGCCCTCGCGCGTCACCCCGTCGATGTCGTCAGCGAAGAGCCCGGAGCCTGGGTCGGTGAAGCCGAATCCCCTGGCTCCGGCGTCGGACGCGGCAAGGTGGTAATCGTCTCCGGCCGCGTTGACGAACGTGAAGGTCTGACCCGTGCGCGAACTCGTGCCGGGGGCGGAGCCGTCACTCGATGCGTTGTTCTTGGTCCCCGCCGCGTAGGCGCCACCGACGACAAACGTGACGTCACCGCCCTCCCCCAGGCAGTTGATGCAGAGCGCGCCGTTCGTCGCGTTGGAGACGAACGGAAACTGACCGGACACGCCGATGGCCGTGCAGTTGTAGAACTCGGTGGAGACGAACTCCCCCTGGAATCCAATGGAGCAGTCGTACGCGATGCAGTTCCAGAATTCCGTACTGCCCGTGGCCCCGCCGGTCGGGCGCGCGTGGAACCCGATGAGCGTCCCGCTCGTGAGGACCCCGCGGACGATGCAACTACTGACGCGCATGTCGACGGTGCCCGTCGTCTGGTTCGCGTTCGTCGTCTTGATGCCCTCGTAGGAATCGCCGTCGTTGACCGTCACCTGCACCTGGAGCCCGTCGATGCGGACGTGGGCCGAGGTGTTGCCGTACAGCGCGTTGGCGTTCGTGACTTCGAGGCGGTACGCGTTCCCCGTCGTGGTCCACTTCCCCTGATGACGCGCCGTGCCCGTCGTCGTGATGAGGAGGTAGTTGGTGGCCGACGTCGCGAAATCCCACGGGGTCTGATCCACCGCCGAGGTATCCGCGCCTCCCGACCCATCGCAGAAGATCGTGGTCTGGTCGGTGAGCGTGCCGGGCAGGCTGTTGATGGCTTCGAGCAGCGTGGCGAAGGCGCGCGTCGAGCCCGAAGTGTTATTCGTGGTCCCGTCGCCTCCAGCAGTTGAAGCCGTATTTACGAAGCGCGTGATGGCCACGTCTTACTGCACCCCGAGACTCGCGGGCGCGGCGGGCACCTGCCTCGATTCGTCGTGCCAGAATCCGTCGGCGGGCCGCGGCGTGCAGGCCGTGGCGTTGCAGGCGTGCAGGCGGAACAGCGTCAGCGCCGCCTCGGTGCCCGTGTACGTGAACGGCGACGTCGCCGTGGCCGAGACCAGCGCCCACGACGCGCCGTTGTCGGTCGACTTCTCGAGCCGGTAGGACGTGGCGCCCGCCGACGGCGCCCACGAGTACACGGCCGACCACGCCTGAGCCTCGGCGGCGATGGCCAGGAGCAGCGCGAGCGCGAACAGCAGCGTCTTCATTGCGGTCCCTCCTCGATGGGCCAGCGTTGCGTGAGCCCGCGGCGCATCACGACGAGCAGGCGCGCGGGCAGGGAGTGGTCGTGCGTGGTGGGCCTCGGCCCGTCGTTCACGGTCAGCGGCGGCGGCGGGTACAGGCGACCGAGCGGACTCTCCGGGTCGACGGAGAGCAGCCGCATCGCGCGCCGGTACTGCGGCGATCGCGTGAACATGCCGGTGCCGAGGGGCTTGGACACCGGCTCAGTCTTCCGAAATCGTGCTCGTCGTCTTCAGGCGGGGGATCACGCCGACCGCGAGGGTGATGTTCGGCGTGACCGGGCCTTTGTACATGAGGTTGTTGCTCACGCCGGTCCCGATGCCGAAGTGCGTGATGGCGGCCCCGGGCGACGCCGTGCATTCCCCGAAGTCGATGTTCGCGGTGGGGCTGACGCTGTTGCCGGTGACCGTCCAACCGCCTGAGTTCCGGTTGACCGTGACGCGCGAGTACCCCGTGTAGGCGGTCTCATTCGTGGTCATGGTGCCGGCCTCCCCCGGATCGGCCGTATGGAGCGAGACGGTCAGGGTGGTCGCCGGGCTCGAGGCGTCGTTCTCGGCGAGGTCCGCGATGGCGGTCCCGTTGAACAAAAGCAGAAGGAGCGAATTTTCGAGCGCGTTGGTCTTGGACATGCCCCTATACCCTCCGTGACTGAAGGGCTCGGGGCTCTGGGCTCAAGGCCGCTGGCCGCTGGCCGCTAGGTGTGCGTCGTTACGCCGCTATTGTACGCGGATTGCCGGCGCTTTCGATCCTCCAAGGATCGTGATGTGGTTGACCGCCAGGATCCGTAACCGCAGCCCGCATCGGCAGATGATCTGCACCGGGGGGCTCAGGGCGACCCGATCGCCCCCCTCCAGCTCGAAGAGCGTGTGGGCGCTCACCGGGCACTTGATCGGGCGGAGGGCGGTCGCGTCCATCACCAGAAATAGAAGACCGCGGTCCCGGTCCGGACGCCGGCCGCCGCGTTCAGGAGCGTGATGTTGAACCCCGAGGCCGTGATGTTCGTGGCCCAGCACACGACGTTCGGATTGCCGGAATCGATCGTGATGTTCGGGATCACCCCCAGCGAGTGAGACTTCGGCGTCGAGGTGAACTCGCCAGGGTTCAGTGAGTAGGCGTGGGGCTCCACCAGGAGCGGCTGGCGCTTGCCTGTGGTGACGGCCAGCGGCCCCAGCTTGGGCTCAGTGATCTCCAGGTCATCGATGTCCGTCCCCACCGCCCGCCCGAACGTGACCGCGAGAGACGCGGTCCACGTCGGGGTCCCCGCGCCGGCCACGATGCCGCTCGTGTTGCCGGTGAAGTCGACGGCCTGGACGCGGTAGTGCGTCGACGAGTAGCCCGCCGAGCCGGCCTGCACCGGCAGCGTCGCACCCTCGACGAAGCCTGACGCGATCAGCGAGCCCGAGCCATTCGCCCCGGTGTGCTGCTGCCAGTTGTACCCGCGGACATCCTTCTCCGGCGACGGCGTCCACTTCAGGACGGCGGTCGTGAGCTTCTTGTCGACCAGGGCGAGGCCCGTGGGCAACGCCGGGCCGTCCTTGTCGCCAGGCGCCAGCCAGAACACGATGGGGCCGCCGGGGTTCGAGGTGAGCCCGAAGCGGTTGAAGGACTCGGCCCGGAAGACGTAGGTGTGGCCCGCCGTGAAGCCATCGAGGCGCGCGTCCACGACGCCGGCCCCGAGCATGTTCCCGCTCGCCATGATCTTGCTGTCGGCGAGGTCCGCGTAGTACACGACCGAGTGCGAGAAGTTCACGCTCGGCGTCGTGTAGCGCAGCACGACGAAGGGTCGCGCGGTGCCGTCGGTGGCCAGGGGCGCCCCCTCGGTGAGGACCGAGAGCAGCGTCGGCGGCGACGGGGCCGTATTCGAGAAGTCGACGATGGGATCAATCTCGGACTCGGACGGCAGCGGCCCCGCGACGTAGGTGTAGATCGCGTCGTAGAGCGCCTGCGTCCCGACCCAGAGGTCGAGCACGACCTCGTCGAGCCCGTCCGTGACCGAGAAGGTTTCGCAGATCGCCCCGTTGATGCCACGTGGGGCGTACGTCAGGGAGACCACGTGGCCGTATTCGATCGCGCGGGCATCCTGCTGGCACGTCACCCGCACCGACCGATCCGTGAAGTTGATCCGGGCCATGCGGCGATAGGCGATCTTGTCGGCCGTCACGTGGTTCGTCACGAAGCGCCCGTCCAGGACCAGCACCCGGCCGTGCGTCGACCCGAAGTTACTCGGGAGCGTCACGTTGCGCGTGATCGTGTGCAGCGGCGTGCCGTCGAAGCCGAGGCGGTACTCGATGCTCACGGCTCGGATGAGCTGGTCGGTCGGCCGCGGTGTGACCTCGCCGATGGCCACGATGTTCCGGACCCCGTCGCCCACGCCGTCGCGCAGCACGAGCTCGACGTCCGGCGTGTAGGTGTCCACGTGCTCGACCCACTCCCCGTCCTCGTTCATCGTCAGCCACTGGTCGGCGAACTGGCCGAGCAGCCGGAGGACGTCGAGGGCGGGCTCCGGGCCGTTGAGCCCGATGATGCCGTCCGCGAAGAGGCTGGTCGTGGCCGGATCCACCAGGGTCTCGGCCGCGGTGAAGCTGGCCGCGTTGACCGGCTGGCCGAGCCCCCACGAGGTATTCGTCAGGATGTTCTTCCGGACCCGAGAGGAGTTTCGGTCAATCGCGGGCGTCGAGATGTCCGCGTAGATCAGGTGGAGCTCGTCGCTGTTGTGCCGCTCCTGGCGCTTGACGAAGCTGACGATCGTGAAGCCGGGGTACTCCGGGAGCGACGTGAGCACCGTGTATTCCGCCGGCGTGATCTCCTCGAACTGCTGGCCCCCCACCCCGTCGCTCTTGAGCAGGTTGAACGTGAGCGATCCGCCGCCGGCCGCCCGCGGCGCGAGGTAGTAGTTGACGTTGAGCTCGCGATCGTCGCGGATGTGCCAGAGCGGGACATTCGTCGCGTTGCCGAACACGACGAGCAGAGGCTTGCCGAGGTCCGGGGCGTCGGGGAAGAGCTCGTTGGTCACCGTCCCCTTCGGGATCTCGTCCTGGAGCACGGACACCTTGAGGTCCTCGGCCTCGAGGATGAGATGGTCCCCGAGCCGAGGCTGAGAGACCTGCCCCATGAATCGCGTGGCCAGATACCCGTCCGCCTCGTCCGCCCGACGGACCACCAGGTTTGCGCCACGCGGATCGGCGCCGAAGACGGCCGTCAGCGCGCCGTTGAGGTTTTGCAGCGACACCGACACCCGTGTGGGCTCCAGCGTCCGATAGATGGGGTCCGACTGCCGTTGCGTGACTTCGAGGCGCTCGGCGATGAGCCCATAGCGCGGGTCCGTGCCCGCGTCCGAGTCCACCGTCGAGATGAACATGGAGCCCCCGTCCGTCACGAAGTCGCCGGGCACGAAGTCACCGGGGCCGACGAAGTCCGGCTGCCCCTCGAGGTCGACGTACCAGCGCGGCTTCTGGGCGAGGGTCGCCATGGCCTACGCGGCGGACACCTTCTCGGGCTCCGGCATCGTGTACGGCTTGACCGCGTCCATGAACTCGAGCACGGCCAGGGCGCGGTCGGCCGAGAACATCCGCGCGTGATGGCGCGTCGTCGCCGTGCCGGGGTTCACGCCGTCCTCGCAGACCATCTTGACGCACTCCTTGAGCACGCCGAACTCCGCGTCCTCGAGGAGCACGGTCGCCGAGCCGTCCACCAGCGGCGTCAGCACCTCGGAGCCGTCGGGCAGCGTCTGCGAGAGCACGCGCGCGGAGAGCTTCTTGTTGACGTTCGCCATCGCCGTGAGCCGCTGGCCGCCGCCGAGGATGTAGAGGTCCCCCACGCGCGCGCAGATGTAGAGGTCTCGGAGCACGTCCCGCTCCATCAATCCGAAGGTCAGGTCTTTCATGGCTCCTCGCTTCTTCGGCCACTGGTACAGGGTGCGCTGCTTGGTCTTCACCTACGCGCCGCCGACCGTCGCCTCGAAGGCGATGCTGGAGATCTGGGCGCTCGCGTTCGAGCCGTCGTTGTTGGTGAACTCCACCGAGAGCTTGTCGTCATTCGCGAACGTCACGGAGTTCGTGGTGTCGGCGTAGACCCCCGCGCCAGCGGTCGCCGCCACCGTCGCGATCACCGCCGTATCCGCCGCGTTCTTCCGGATCGTCACGGTGAGCGACCCGCCGGCCGGCTGCGAGTTCGAGGTGTGGACGCGGAGGTTCCTGATGGTGCGCGTGGTGGCGCCGCCGACCGTCATGACGATCTGCCGCGCGGTCTCCGAGGCGCTGTGCGTCGACACGGACGGCACGCCGAACGTCGTCGTCGCTGCCGCGACCGTGAGCCCCCCGTACACCTGGTAGTGCCAGTCGGCGATGGTGACGCCGGCCTTCTGGTACACGCCGGAGAGGTTGACCGACCCGGCGCCGGGGTCCGTCACGGAGGCCGGGAGGCCGACGATCAGCCCGCTCTTGAGCGCCATCGCCGTCGCCGTCGTCGTCGAGTTGATCGCCGTCGTCTGAAAGTCGATCCACGCGCTCTCGTCCACGCCGGAGACCCAGGCGTCGAGCGCCTTCAGCATGATGTGGGCGCGACCTGCCGACGAGTACGCCGAGCCGTTGTACCCGCGGGCCGTCATTTGAAGGATGATGTCGTCGGCCGCGAGGGCGTCCGGGCTGGCGTTCGTGTCGTTCGCGCGGCGGCCAGTGATCTGGCTCGCGGCGCCGAAGGATTCCATCTGGATGCGGTTGGCCTGGCCGTCCGCCTGGCAGAGGGCGACCATCTCGTCGCCGATGGGCGCCGGCGGGGCGATGGCGTTGGCGTTCTGCGACACCACGCCGAGCCGCGACACCGAGTAGCGCTCCAGCGAGCCCGACGTGCGCAGCGCCCGAATGAAGTAGCTGGCGCCCGTCGGCAGCGCGGTCTCTGTGAACTCCAGCAGGATGCCCGTCACGCCACCGGCGCCCGGCGTGCCGGCGCTGTAGTTGATCGTCGGGTTGATGAAGAGTCCGACGCCCGCCATCGTTGAGGTCGCCGTCGGGGCGAACGTCGGCGCGATCTGGGTGGCGTAGGCGGTGCCGCCCGTGCCCGTGAAGGTCGACGTTGCCTTGAGCGTCACGGACGTTCCGGTGTTCTGGGCGTTCGAGGCCGTCGTCAGCGACAGCGCGGGCGAGCTGTTCTGGTTACCGACGTTGAAGGTGAGCGCCGTATCGCCGGACAGGCCGAGAGCCGCGCTCGAAGTCAGAATCACGTTGCCGGTCGCCGTGAGGCTGAAGACCACGGCGCCGGCCACCGAGTTGTGGACCTGGATCCGCGTCGCGCTGGAGACCTGATCGGCGCGGATCGACCAGCTCTTGGTCGGGTCCGTGCGATCGAAGAGCCTGATCCCGGCCGCGGCGCCCCGCGCCTGGATTGGCTCGTCGTCCGACGCGGACTCCGTGAGCGTGGCGCCGGCCAGGATGCGCGTGAAGCGCGCGGCCCGCTTCGTGTCGTTCTTGCGATACCAGCCCGCGTAGTGCGTGTTCGTGCCGGCGTCGTCGATCTGGTTCGCCTGCACGTTGTTGAAGAGGTGCGCGCCCTCGATGTAGGTGTCCTCGGCGCCCGCCGTGATCTGGATGCCCCACTGCTGCGTGGGTGCGCCCTGATCATCGCCTGCCGTGATGTCTCGGAGTACGGTGCCCTTGGCGAACGAGGCGACGCTGAACCCCTGCCGGTTCGTCGACACCGCGTCCTCGAAGCCGTTGCCAATGGCTACGCATCCGATGACGTGGTTGTCCCAGCCGCCGATGCCGATGCCGCCGAAGTGGTTGTAGGCGACGTACGAGCTGGACAGCACGTTGCGCTTGGAGAAGTTGGTGCCGCCACCGCCCGGCCCGCCGGCGATGTCGTTGTCGGCGCCGATGATGATGCCGGCGTCGCCGCGCTTGATGGACCGAATGTTGGTGAACGTGCAGTCCGACGACTGGCAGACGTTCAATCCCTCGAAGGACAGGCGCGTGTCGTCCCACGCGTACAGATCGGTCACGGTGCAGCGGTCGGCGCGTCGGAGGACGACGGCCCAGCCGCCCTTGAACTCGGTGATCCCCCGGATGTCGTGGTGCGCGAGGAACCCGTAGGACTGCGTGGCGTTGTCGACGAAGACGAGGGTTGATCCCGGATTCGTGGCCAGCACGGGCGTGCCCTCGTTCGGCCCGGAGTACATGTCCCGCGAGATGCTGCTGAGGTCGTGGAACTTCCCGTAGGTCGCGCCAATGACGTAGACCCCGATACTGCCGTACCAGAGGTCGAAGTGGACGTCGTGGACGTACGGGCGCGTGGTCGTGCCGACGAGCACGCCGGCGGCGATGCGGTGATTCGTGGTCAGGCCGTTGGACTTGAACGTCAGGTGACCCACCTCGCAGTCGGTCATGCCGTTGTCCATGACGATCGGGGCCTTGTTCGACGGCGTCGACGTGAACGTGTCGGCGTTGATGATCGTGAGCCCGATGCCCGACCCGAGGATGCGCTGGTTGCTCTTCAGGACGAAGATGTTGGCCGCGCCAGTCGAGTTGACCGTGATCGTGCCCACCGGAAGCAGGATCGTCAGCGGCTTCGTGATGCCACTGAGCACGTCCGTCGCGCTCACCGAGATCGTCTGCGTCCCCGTCGCGTCTCGCGCATCGACGATGCCGCCGGTCGACGGCAGCTCGATGGCGGCGGCCCGGATGCGCTGCCCCAGGTCGCCGGCCGTCAGGAACTTCTCGGAGGAGATCACGGTCGCCGTCGAATACGACGTGCTGGTCGCGCTCCCGTTGATGTCCATCCGCGCCAGCGAGACCACGCCATTCAACGTCTTGAAGTGGTAGAAGTCCCCAGTCGGAGACGTGTCCGTGAACCGCCAGATCGAGAGGCCCGTGACGTTGTTCGCGCCGAGGATGGACGAGTAACATCCCGCGTCCACCGGCAGCGCGGCGTTGAGCCCGAGCGACTTCGAGAAGAAGAGCTTCGTCGGCGACGAGGCGGCGAAGACGACGACGGTTCCGACCTCGCCCCCGGTGACCTCGTGCGTGCCCGTCGTCGCGTGATACTCCGCGGCGCTGATCGGGAGCGTTTGCACGACGTGCTTGAAGATGACGTCCGCCACCTAGGCCACCTCCTCCCACTCGAAGCTCACGTCGTCCGCCGGGAACTGCACACTGCGCCGCGCAGAGACATGGCGGAGGAGGGCGACGGCATAGGGGTTGTCAGGGAACGGGGCGACCAGCGCGCGGCCGGCCGCCTTCCAGCGGCGCTCGAAGGCTATCCACTCGGCGACCCCGTCGGCCAGCAGGGTGCCCGTCGCCGCGCCGTTGCTGGCCACCCGCACGAGCGCGTTGCGCGTGCCGGTGAGGCGCGCATACTCTGGACCCATCAGGAGGGATTGCGAGCCGCCGCCCAGCGAGCGCGAGATGATGATCGGCTGCGTCGGCGTCGGATCGAAGCCCCACCGGAAGTTCCGGATCGTCGTCAGCGGACACACGAGAAACGCCCCCAGGCGGAACGCGGTCGGGAGATCGGTCTGGTTCGCGATCCCGGTCACGGGCGTCTGCTCCGGAATCACGATGCGCCAGAATCGCCGCGTCACCGTCGACGTCGGGGCGTGCCAGAGGCAGAGGCGGCCATTCAGCGGGCTTTCGCCGATCGTGAGCACCGCTGATTTGTAGTTGGGCTCCCCGCCCCCCCCGGAGTCGAAGGTGTTCGCGTCGTCGGCCCAGATCTGGACGCTGGCGAAATTCGTGTACAAGAGCGCCCACCACTGCACGGCCTTCGCGCTGCCGAGGTCCATGCTGATGAGCTGCAGCGTCGCGGCCGTGCTCTTCCAGGGAATATCCGGCGACGCGGGGTCCTGGATGTTCGTGATGGGATAGCCGGCGGCCTGGCTGCTCACGTTGTAGATGGTCGCGGCCTGAACCCAGTCCGTCGTGACCGTGGCGCGGAGATCCACGGTCATCGGCGCGACCCCTTGTGGTGGCCCGTCTTCTCCATCACAACCTCGTAGAGCCGGCCGCCGCTCCGGAAGTCGCGTTCCACGCGCGCGAGGAACTTCTGGTACATCTCCTCGTCGCTCTTGGCCCCGACGAACGCCCCGGGCGCGACGGTGAAGGTCACGTGGACGTCGCCACTCGAAGCTGATGGCGCGGCCATCGGCGCCAGGACCGTGCCGCCGCCATCGGACTTCATCCCGCGCCACACCTCGGCGTCCTCGGGATTCAGCACCGCCTCGCCGCGATGGAGCATCGCGAGACCGCCCGGCGTGTAGTCCGTGCCGAGCGCGTGCTGCGGAATCGTGTTGAAAATGTCCGTCAGCCGGTCGCGGATGATCACCAGCGCGTCGTAGGCGTCCTTCTGGATCCTGGCCAGGAACGCGAGCGGCGAATCGCCGCCGGTGACCTCGCGCATCAGTTGGTTTTGTCGCTCCAGCAGGATGCCGGTGAGGGCCGCCTGCTCCGTCGCGATGAGGGCCAGGGCCTCGGCCAGCCCCTTCTTGATGCCCTCGATTTCCTTGTCCGCCGCGGCGTTGATCGCGGCGACCTGGGCGGCCTCGGCGGCGCGGATGGCCTCGATGTTGGCGTCGCGCTGCTGCTCGATCGCGCGCACGGCGTCGGCCGTGTTCCGCTCGATCTCGCGATTCATGGCCTCGAGGCCCTTGTTCGCCTCGGTCAGCGCGGCGATCTGCTCGTCGATGGATTGCAGGCTCGCCGCCGCGCTCTCCTCCGGCGTGACCCGCGCCGCCGCGGCGGCCTTGACGGCCTCGAGCTTGCCCACCATCTCGTCGAAGAACGCCTCCCACTTCGGGCCGGGGCGACGCATGACGTCCGTGCCGGCGGCCAGCGCGGCCTGGATGGCCTGCTGCACGGCCGCGGCGTTCTCGGGCGTGGCGTTGGCGGCGAAGGCGGCCTCCGCGGCCCGGACATTGCTCAGCGCGAACGCGAGTCGATCGGCCGGGCCCAGCGGCGAGGTTCCGCCGAGCTTGAGGTCGGCGATCATCTTGTCGATGTCCTCGACCACGCGCGCCCACTCGCGCGAGAGCCGGATGTTCTCCTCGATGGTCCGGCGCTGCTCGCGGAGCGCGTCCATCTCCAGGTTGTTCGCCTCGATCTGGAGGCGGTTGGCTTCCATCGCGGCGTCGGCGGCGGCACGCGCAGCGGCGATGGCCTGGTCGGCGCGCTCCTGCTCCATCCGGATCAGAGCCTCGGTGTTCGCGCGCGCGGCGTTGAGCGATGCCGTCCGCCACGCCTCGACACCGGCGATCAGCCCGTTCGCGAGGTTCGTCAACGACGCCGCGCCCGTCTGGAGGATCTGGAGCGCACCCTCCAGGTTGCCGGACGCCTTCGCCTCGTTGAACATCGTCCCGAAGGTCGTGAGCGCCGGGATGGCGGCCTGCACGGCGATCCCGATGCCCTCGCTGAGCATCTGGGCGCTCGAGCCGCCCTGGCCCGGCGCGAGCCCCGCGAGCTTCGCGAAGAGCGCCGGCAGCGCGGCGGTGATCGCCTGGAGCGCCGCGGCGGCCGCGAAGAGCCGGACGGAGGCGTTCTCGGCGCTCGTCGCGACGTGGTTGAGCATCGTGACCAGCGTCCCGATTGGTCCCGCGTTGCCGATGTCGAGCGACGTCAGCGCGGACGTGATCGCGTTCGACAGGAAGTTGCTGCCGAAGGTGTCGAGCAGCCGGTCGATCTCGGCCTGGATCTCCTGGACGAGCCGCTTCTCCAGCGCGTACTTCTCGAGGATGGCCTTTTCGAGCGCGGCGCCCGCGGTCGCCAACTCCTCGCTCGTCATCGCCTCGGCCCATCGGCTCGTGGCGTCCTGGACGGCCTGCGTCGCCAGGGCCATTGAGAGCCGGATAGCCTGGAGCGCGCCCTCCATTCGCGTGTTCATGTCGAGCGACATGGCGGCGATCGTGGCGCCGAGTCTGACGTACTGCTGCGACAGCGCCGCCACCGCGGCGATTTCCTTGGTGAGCGCTTCGAGCTCTTCCTTCGTCGTGTTGGCGTTGCCGGCAAGCTCGACGAGCTTTTGGCGGAGCGGGGCGACGAGGTTCGCCGCGAACGCCTCCGCGATGCCGCCGAGGGCCAGTTTTGCGGCGTCCCCGATGAACCCGTCGATCAGGCTCGCGAGGCCCGCAAGTTGCGTCAACCGCTCCCCGATCGCCGGGAGCGACTCCTCGAACTTCTTGATGTCCTCGGCGGTTGCGCTGGCCGAGGACACGAGGCGTTCAAACTCTTCGCGGATCGCCTTGATGGGGCCGTTGACGAAGGCGGCCGCGACATCATCCGGCAGCGCCTTGCGGGCGGCGTCGGCGAATTCGACGCTGATCGTGTTCCGCATCGCGTCGAGCATCGTGTTGATGCCGGCCTGAAACTGGTCGATGAACGGGCCGAAGTTGAACGCCAGCCCCCCTTCGTGCTGGGTGCCGGTGGCGCCGGGGATGCCGGGCACCTGGAACGGCCCGAGCCCAGCCGTGGCCGCGAAGAAGCCGCCGACGCCCGCCTGGTCCTCGATCGAGTGCCGAAAGTCCTCGATGGACTTGGCGACACCGGCGAGGTCGACGGCTTCGGACAGTTGGTTGCCGAACGCCGTGACGGCCTCACCCTCCTTCGTCAGCGTCTCCGAGAGCCGCGTCGAGAACGAGAGCCAGCGCTCGGACGCCTTGCTGAAGACGCCGGTGAACTCGAGGACAAAGCCAGTGATCGCCAGCCCCGCGGCGGCCAGCCAGCCGTAGGGGCCGCCGAAGATCGCGGCGGCAGCGGCGGCAGCCAACAGTGCCGACTGCACGGCCTTGCCGGCGTCCGTGATGTCCTTCCGCATCGCGGTCAGGGCGATGCCCACCGCGGCCGCGACGGCGGTGAAGCTCGCGGCGGCGGTGCTCATCTTCCCGACGTTGGCGGCGACGCCCGCAGCGTTGAAGGCCTCGCCGAGCGTGCCGCCGGACCGCAGCGCGAGCGCGAAGGTCTGCCCCGCGGCCACGACGGAGTCGAAGACGGTGACGAGTTTGCCGCCGATGCCGATCAGCGTGTTGCCGAAGCCGGCCAGCGCCATGACGTCGGTTCCGCCGGCCAGGCCGGCGCCGCCGAGGGTAAACGTGCCCTCACCGAGCGGGTCCGTCATCGTGACACCGCCGCCGCCGAGCGCCGCAGCCACCGCGCCTCCGCCACTCGTCGCGAGCCTTGCGCTCCCCGTGAACACGGAGATCAGCGCGTCGATCACCGGCTCGATGGCGCGCTTGAGGAGTCGGTTGATCAGCTCGGCGGCGATCGAGTTGATGACCTGCATCGCGATGTCGCCGAACGACTTCCACGTCAGGGTCCCCTGCTGGAGGCCCTTGACGACCTGGTCGATGCCTTGCGTGATCGAGCCGAAGATGTCGCGCCAGAAGTCGCGGGCGTTCGCAAGATCGGACAAGCGATCGAACTCGGCCTTGAGGCGCACCACCTCCGGCGTGATCCCCCCCGCCGCGTTCGCCACCGCGAGCATCCGCGCCCGCACCGCGTCGAGGCTGGCCCCGAGCGCATCGAAGCTCGGGCCGAGCAGCTGCGACTGGAGGTTGATCGACGTGAAGACCGCATCGACGGCCCGCGCGGCGTTCGTGATGTCCACGATCGCCATCTGCTCGTCATGCAACGCCTGCTGCACGTTCTCGGCGTGCTGCACCCACTGGGCGTCAGACATCGCGAGCGTCTTCGCTTCCTCCGCCCGCGCGCGATTGTTGATCTCCACCTCGGCCATCTGGCTCTCGTGGAGGAGCGCCAGGCGCGCGTCGATGTGCGCCACCCACTCGGCGTCGCTCAGCGCGAGCATCTGCTGTTCGTGCTGGCGCGCCTTGTTGGTGATCTCGACCTCGGCCTCGAGGGCGCGCGTCGACTCGGCGATGATGGCCTCTGCCGAGTCGACGTGCATTTTGAGGATCTGCTCGCCCAGCTTCTTGATCTCGGCAGCCGACATGGCGGCGTTCTTCGGGAGGTTGCCGAGCGGATTCGTGCCGAGTTTGCTCAGCTCCTTCTGCGATTCAGTGGTGCCCTTGGCGCTATCGTTGAAGCGATCGAGGGCGTCACGGGCTTCCTGGAATCGCGTCGTGGCCGCGCTCATCGCCGCCTCACCCGCGGCGAAGGCTTTCGTCATGTTCGGAAGCCGGCCATTCGCGAGGTCGTCGGCGAGGCTCCCATAGAAGGCCGTAATGTTGGCCAGGGGGACCATCACCGCCGCGAGGCCGACGCCGATGATGGCGATCTCTCTAAACGTCTCTTTGATCGTCGGCCCGATCGTTTTCTCTAGGACGGTGCCGACCGGACGAAGCACCTCGAGCGCACCCTCCCACGTCGCCTTCCAGATCTTGCCGAGCTCGGTCAGCGCAGGCCCCATCGTCCCGATCTCGCGGCCAATCTTTTGAATCCACTCCAGGATGGCCGCCGCCACGGTATTGAGGAGCTCCCCGAACGACTCCTGCGTTTCCTTCCACGCCACCTGGAGCCGCTTGACCGATTCGGCGTGGAGGTTGTTGACGCCCGTCAGGCTGTCGACGACGGGCTTGGCCTTCGCCATCGCCTCGGTGTGGATGGCTTGCGCTCGCTGCGCGTCCGTGAGCTGGTCGACCTCGACGCCCAGCGCCGCCGCGTACTTCTTCGCCGCCTCCGTCGCGTCGACCTGGATGCCGACCATCTGGAGGGCCCGCGTTCGACCCGTCGCCGCGGCTTGCGCGAACGCGTCGAACGCGGCCTTGACGTCGCCCCCGAAGAGCTTCGAGAGCTGGCGCGCCGCCTCCATCATCTCGATGATCTGCTTCGGCTGGAGGCCCTCGATCAGCGCTTTCGAGGCCGCCTGCATCGCGTCCTCGATGTCGAGCAGCCCGTCAGAGGCCTTCATCAGTTGCTCGGCCAGCGCCTCGCCATTGACGCCAATCGCCTTCGTCAGCGCCATGAAGGAGGCCTGTTGCATCTCGGCCTCGCGCGCCATCCGCGAGGCCTCCAGCACGTAGTCCTTGATGGCGACGACCGCCTGCTGGAAGACGTTCGCGAGGTTGACGCCCGTGAAGACCTCGAACACACGCTTCGCCGTGTCGCGGAGGCCGGAGAGCTCGCGGCTCGCGGCCGCGGCTCCGCCCGCGACGACTGAATGGAGTTTCGCCCCTGACTGCGCGACGGCCTCGAGCGCTCGGGCCGCTTCGGCGGGCCCGCTCGCCACGACTCGGATAACAACCGTGCCTTCGTTCGCCACTACCGCACCCGCGCCTCGTCTCGCGCCCGGGCGAGTTCCTCGGGCGTGAGCCGGCCCGTCTGCGCCATGCCCAGCGACTCGTACTCTCGGGCGAGGGTCATGGAGTCCTCGACCAGGTCGTGCTCGTGGCGCTCCTCGGCGTCGTCCTCATCCGATGGCTTCGGCTGCCAGCGCGGGTCGTACGGCTTCGGCTCGCGGCCGATGACGTCGCTGAGGGATGGACGGGCGTCCTGCGACCACATGCCCGTGCGGAGCGCGTGGCGCGCGAGAATGTCCCAGAGCAGCTCGTGGCGGTACGCGACGCCCGCGAGCATGGCCTCGACCTCGCCCGGCGTGCAGCGGTCGAATTCCCACGGCTTGAGACCGAGGAGCCCGAGCGCGACGGGCTCGGTCTCCTCGATCCAGGCGTCCACGTCGATCCCCTGAAGCTCGCGAACTAGTCGCCCCTCGGAGGGCTCGCCATCGCCAGCGTAGGGCGCGGTCGCTCCTCCTCGGAACGATCGGGTGACACCTCACGGACGCATCGGGCCTCGATGAGCGCGTCGACGAGCGCCTTCGCGATGCCGTGGAGCGAGTCGTGGGCCTCGAGGTGGGCGTCCATCCAGGACCAGAGCTTTTCCTCGGAGATCTTCTCCTCGAGGCCGTGCCGGAGGAAGATCACGATGCCGTCGCGGTCGTTCTGCTCCTCGATCAGCCTCGCGGCGCCGTCGATCTGGAGCTTGTGTTGCACGAGGCCCACCTGCATGTGGGCTTGCAGCTCGTTCGTCGCGCGCTGCGCCGACTTGCTGCTGAAGCGGAGATACCGGACCTTGCCGCCGAGCTCGACCGGAATGGACTTCGCCATGAGGAACCTCCTTCGTGGTGACCGGCCCCTCTGACAGGGCCGGGTTAAACGCGGCAGCTGATGCCCACCGGGGTCTCAGGGCGGGGTCGCTATCCCGGCTTCACGTTCAGAACCCCGGCGCCCCCAAGGAGGAGAAAGGCGCCGGAGTACCCCACCGAGCGGCGTCAGCCGCCGCGCGTCGTTTAATCGCTGAACGCCGGCAGCTCAAGCACGCGCAGCGTGACCTGGGCGCGCCGCGGCCCGTCCGTCGGGCGGCTCCGCGCGTAGGTCTTCACCGCGCACCGATACGTCGCGAACTCGCCGCTGGTCTCGACCACGCGGTAGTTGCGCTTCGTGAGCGTGAAGGCGTCGTTCCGGAGCTGCTTGTGCAGCGCGTTGGCGGGGATCTCCGAGATTGGAAAGCTGAGGGCCCCCGAGTTCACCAGGCCGAGCAGGGTCTCCGTGTGGATGCCGTCCGTGCTGTGGCTGGTGACGTCGTGCTCGGTCTTGTCGGGGCTCGGCCCCTCGATGGCGCCGACCTCGGGGATGGTGACGTAGGCGCCGGAGCCCTCCGAGGTCTCCACCTGCATCAGCGTGCCTTTGGCGTGTACGGCCTGGCTCATGGAGTTCTCCTCTCCCCGCTCGGGCTACGCGCTGGAGCCGCCGAGGTAGATGTCGTAGGTCACGCCGGTGACGCCCGCCGTGTTGAGCACGTTGATGAGGTCGCCGGTCGTGGGCGTGACCGTGATGCCGACCAGGTCGAACCAGCCGAACCCGCTCTGGGGGCCGATGTCGACGCCGGCGCTGGCGGCCGAGATCCAGGGCACGCCATTGGTGGCCCCGCGGCCCACGCGGATCCTGTTGCCGCCGAGCGCCGTCGTGTTGAACACGTAGAGCGCCTTGAGCTTCGCGAAGACGACGGCGACGCCGAAGGCGTCCAGCAGGGCCCCCGCCAGGTCGTGATCCTCGTTGGCGCTCGCCGCGAGCGCTCGTGACAGGCTCGTCCACTTGAGGTCGGCGAGGCCCACACCGGTGCCCGGAGCGACGGTCCACTGCAGCAACCTCGGGCCCACCTGCGACTTCACCACCTCGGCGCCGATCTGCCGGCTGTCCAGAATGTCGACGCCCAGCGAGAGGGTCCCCGTGAGTGATCCTGGCATGGCTCAGTTCTCCTTATCCGCGTCCTTTACGTGTGCGCGACCCAGTGCTGGCGAAAGACGCCGTAGGGCTCTTTCGCGCCGTCGTCGGTATCCATCGGACCGTCGGGCGTGAGGAGCATCTTCGCGAGACCGGCGAGCGTGCGGTCGAGCAGGAGGCACTTCGTCGCGTCCTGCCACAGCCGGTTCAGCAGATCGTTGACGGGGTCGTCCTCGATCCCGCTGTAGACGTAGCCCCAGAGCGCGAAGCGGTGCGCGTGGCTCTCGCTCGTCTGCGAGTAGTCGGGATCGAAGGTGCTCCCCGAGCCGCGCATCACGCCGAGGATCGGCCCCTCGCGCAGCAGCGCCTGATACTTGAAGTGCTCCAGGTCGAGCATCTCGCGCGTGAGGCGCTCCGGCGTGATCGTGAAGAAGTAGTCCGGGCCCTCGACGATCGTCACCAGGCGCGCGGCCACGGCGCGCTCGATCTGCTCGCGGATCGGCGGGGCGGCCGGCGGCATCGCGCTACGCGGCCTCGCGCCCGGCGCGCTGGCTCAGGATGAAGTTGATCTCGTGCACCAGGCGCGAGCGGAACTGCTCGCGCGCGGTCGCCACGTTCTCGTCGACGAGCTTGGCGTTGAACACGCGGAGCGGCGACGGCCCGAACCGCTCGTCGATCGGCAGACGTCCGACGAGTCCGGTCGGCCCGGCGCCGCGGCGGCGTCCGACCACGGCCTTGTGCCCGCTGCGCATCGTGGCGAGGAACGCCCGCGGCGCGAACAGCGAGCCCGCCTGGACGCCGGCCAGGAGCTGGTACGGCCGGAAGTCCTGCATCGGGATCCGGCCCAGCACGTGCGGCGGCTTGCCGTCCGTGCGCCGATACGGCCCGATCGCCAGGGTGCCCTCGAGCGTTCTCGGGCTCGCCTTCGTGATGTGGAGTGAGCGGTCGACGGCCCGCTTCGTGATACCGCCGCCGAGATCCGCGACGATGGCCGCCGACGCGCGCGTCTTCGCGCCCTCGAGCGTCCGGTTGATCGCCCGCATCTGGGCGATGGGCAGATCCTTGCCGATGGCCAGCAGGTTGGCCGCCATCCGCTCGGTGCCCTCGACGGTGATCACGTCATCACACCACGAGGCAGGTGATGTACTCGGGGTCGAGGTCCACGGTGCGGATCACACGCCACGCCTTCGGGCTCTGGCCCTCCACGCGCGCCGCGGTGATCGTGGTGTCGACGGGCACCTCGTCGCCGATCACGTCGCGGCGGAGATCGAAGTGGGGCGAATTGAGAATGAACGTATCGCCCTCGCGGTCGAGGGTCTGCTGCCCGAGACGTCCGTCGGGAATGACGGGCATGAGGACGGGGGCGTGCCCCGGGACGATCACAGTCGCCTCGGTCGCGAAGACGGTATCGAAGACTCCAAGGTCGGGGTGGGCGTTGAGCATCGTTTACGCGAGAGCCGCTCCGAGACCGGAGCCGTAGAGAAAGACCAGGCCGGTCGCCGTCGGGTTGGCCGCCGCCCGATAGGCGTAGCCAGCTTTGAAGTTTCCCGTGGTGACCGTCGTGAACCGCTTGTTCGTGTCGTCCCAGTTGACCTGCTGGCCTTCGGTCCACGCCTGAGCCGACAACTTCGCGTGCTCGACCACGCCCCGGACGACCCCAGTGAACTGGGCGCCCGAGAGGACGGTGGTGGTCGGAATGACCAGCTGGTCGCCAATCTTCACGCCGATGCCGGCCGTCACGTTGGCGGGCGCCGTGTGAGTGGGGTTGTCAGCGTCCTGGGAAAATGTCTTCATGCCAGTCTCCTTGGGCTGCGCCTACGCGCCGACGTTCTTGTACGCGGCGCGCCAGTCGGCGGCCTTGAAGGCCACATCGATCCGGCACCGGAACTTCATGCCGTCGACGTCGAAGCCCTCCATCTGCGTGACGAGAGGGCCTTCCTGCCCGTCGAGGACCCCGTGATAGAGCAGTGGCGCCTGCGAGACGTTGGTCGCCATGTACCAGGCCGTGGCACTGTTGACGTCGAGCCGCGGCTCGACGATCGTGGTGAGCGGAGTGCGGCCGGCAGCCGCGAAGGGATTCACGCTACCCGACACCGCCGGAGTGATCTGGGTCACGAACTGATCCGCGATCGTTTCGAGCGCCGCCGGCACGATCAGATAGCTCGGCGAGAGATTGAGCGGGGTCACGGCATCGATGCCCTTTTGATTCCGCAACGCGGCCCGGCCGACACCGAGCGAGGCCACCGAGATCACCGTCCCGGACGAGGTCAGATTGAAGTGGCTCCCCGCGTGGAACAGCGCCACGCCGTCGCCCATCGTCGGGTTGGTCGTGATCTGAGCCCAGGCGAGATCCGATTCGATGTCGCGCGCCTTGCGGCCGAACGCGGCCGGCACTTCACCGAAGGCGTTCAGGTCGTCGTTGATGAGGGCTTGGCGGGTGATCCCGAACATGCGGCCGTAGGTCTTGAGCTGAATCGTCTCTTTCGCCTCGCCGATCGTGCCGAACGTGTATTCGCCGTGCTCGAGGATCTCGAGCAGGGCGGGAGCATCTCCGACCTGGAGCTGACGAGACGGCTTGAAGTCCGTCAGCGTGACGAGCCTGGAGATGGTCAACCACGTCTGCGGTGCCGCCTCGTAGGCCGCCCGGAGGTTCTTGTTCGCCGCGTCCTCGAAGAGGCCCGGGAAATCCGTGGTGGTGTGGAGGCCTGCCGCCCGCACCATCAGGGCATCGACGAGCCTGGAGCGATCGAGGCTGCTCGTGCGCACTCCGCGGGCGTTGAGGAACGCTCGGCCGACATCCAGCAGACTCATGCCGCGGTAGTGGCGACTCCTGTCGTCGAGGGGAAACCGATGGGGGGCCACGCGGTGCAGCAGCGCGCCCTCGATGCCCGCGCGGACGTGGATGAACGGGTCGTCCCCGACAATGATCTCGCTGGCTCCACTGGGCGAGCGAGGGCCACGGTCATCCCCGCCCCGCTTCCGCAGTTCGTCGAGCACCAGGCCCTGCGCCTTGACCAGAGACATGCTCCGATCACGGATCAGCTTGTCCTCGAAGGATCGTGGCATCTTCGCGGCCAGACAGGCACTCCGAATGCCCTCGCAGCGTTCGTTCTCCGCAGCGGCACCCTCATCGCGCTCGTTCGGCTCCGGCGGATCGACTGATGTCGCGGCTGGAGCACTGAGAAGCGGCGACGCCGGCATCATCATCGGGTTGTCTGCCGCGATGGTTTCCGACCGATCCTCTGCCATGTTCAGCTCCTGTCGACGCACGATCACGCACGCGTGCTTCGTCGCGGTGTCGGCGGCTTTGATTTTGGCGCCGGGATCGGCACCGATCGGGACCGCGGAGATCTCGAAGGGCTCCCAGTCCGTCGCGTGCCGCTTCATGGGAGTGGTACCGGTGGCCTCGGTCTGTTCGAACTTGTAGAAGTTCGCGCCGACGCTCACGTTCCGGATGATCCGGTCCTTGATGTCCTGCCAGATCGGCTCGACCTCGGCGCGCTTTGAAAAGCGCACGGTCGCGACGGCTTGGCCCTTCTCGATGCGCGCGCTTTCGACGGCGCCGAGGACGGCGCTCAGCTCGGAGGCGTGGTGCGCGTCGAGGAACGGCGCCCCGTTCCTCAGCCGATCCAGACGGACATCGGACGGCTTGAGGGAGAACGTGAGCAGGTAGGGCTCGCCGCGGTCCCAGTCGTACATGCGGATCGGCGCCCCGGTATAGAAGATGACCTCAGCGGTGCGCGCCTCGACGTTGATGCTCGAGGGCGCGATCGCGGCGACGATGTTGAGCGGACCTTGTTCGATCGTCTGGGCGCGGTCGGCTGCGGCGACCGTGGTGGTCATGGGCGCAGGGTGACGCCGGGAACAGGGTGAGGGCTAGCTACATTCTGCGATACCTATCGGACCCCGGAGACTGCTTAACTCCGCTCTCCACTCCTCGGCCGACATGACCCCCTTACCCCGGTTGCAAGAGACGCATGCCGTGGTGAGATTGTCCGCCGTAGTCGTCCCGCCGCAGCTCCGAGCGATGACGTGATCGACGTGAAGCGCGACGTCCGGACTCGCGGCTCCACAATACTGGCAGGTGAAGTGATCTCTCTGGAGCACGAAGAAGCGGAGTTTCGGCTCGACGAAGGGCTTCCGGTCCACAGGATAGATCGACTGCCGCTGGCGACGCTCCGAGTAGGGCATCTCCCCAATGCGTATCCGGCTCACCGGATGAAGTGGGAGAACGGGTGATCCCGTTGAGCGAAGCCAGCCTTTTCGCCAGAGAGCGTCGACGTGAGTCTGGCAGCCTCGCGGCGAGAGGTTGAGGCGCTTGGCGATGTAGGCCCTGGTACACCCCTCCCCCAGCTTCGCCAGATAGTCCGCGGCGAGCGTGTAGACCTCAGCCTGTCGAGCGGTGAGGACTCTGGGGTTGTCGATCGGTGGAGGGGATTCCGGCGCCCTCGGTTCTGGCCAGATCACCGAGAACACTCGGCGACCGCGTCACGGCCCGCATTGAATGCCCTCAGATCATGTTGATCGCGCACGCCAGGACGTACGGCTCCGGGATCTTCTCCGGCCTCCATCGCGAGGATGGCCGCGCGCTGACCGCGGGTCCAGCAATCGCGGCAAGGCGACGAGGAGGGCGGCTGCAGCGCGCGCGCCGCGGCGAGGCGCTGGGCGGGTGTGGGCGGCGCCGGCAGTGGGGTCTCTGGCGCCCTGTGTCCGTTGCGCTTCGACTTGTCGTCCTGGTCCGCGACGTCGGCCCTCACGTCGAGCTTGGTAATCAATGCCCTCCTCCGTTGCTGGCGCCGTTGCTGGCCGCGTCCGTGATGTCGCGCCGGAGTTCATCGAGGAGTCTCGCGACGGCCTGCGGCGGGCTCGACCCAGCCGCGGCGCCCTGGAGCTGCCCGCCCTGCGTCATCTTGCGTCCGTCCCCGTCAAAAATGACACCCGCCTTGTCGAAGGCCCCGTTCCACCGCGCGATCTCGTCAAGCTGTTCATCGGGGTCATAGCCGAGCTCGCGCACCATTTCGGGCCACGTGATCGCGCCGAGGCGCAGGAGCCGCATGTAGGCGATGGCCTCGACGCCAGGATCCAGCAGCGCGGGCGGCGGCGGGGTCCACTCCACTGCGGGGGTCTCGGTGAGCGCGGCCCCGATGACGGCGGCCTGCATCGCCCAGCGCCAGACGGGGTCGCAGAATTGCGGGATGAGGAGACCCCAGCGCCAGCCGTGGACGTTCTCCCAGTGCCGGATCCGCGACATGCGGGCGGCGGAGTACGGGAGACCCGTGTAGTCGCCGACCAGGTCCTCGTAGGCGACGCCGAGGCCGGTGGCGATCTCGCTGAGGACGGTCTTCGCATAGGCGGCGTGTTCGTTGATGGCCGGCGGGTCGACGACGGTGATGCTCCGGCCGGGCGGGGCGTTGTGGATCAGACCCGGCTCGAGGCGGTCCCACTGCATCTCGCCGGCGCCTTGGGCGACCGCGATGCCCAGCGGCGTCGCATCCCCGCTGATATCCGACGTGATGACCGCCAGGCACGCGGCGATCTTCTGCTTCATCAACGCCGCGTCGAGGTACTCGTCGAAGTCCTTCATCCGCAGCGCCACGCCCGCGAACCACGAGGGCGCGCGCACCTGACCCGGACGACCGGGTCGATAGACGTGCAGGATCTCGCTGGCCGGGATGCGATCCGACGTGAGCGAGAGCGACGGCGGGTGCGAGGAGCCTGGGTGATCGCGGAACATCCAGTAGGCGATGCGGCGGCCGATCCGATCGAACTCAATGCCCTGGATAATCGACCTGTCGGCGCCGCCATCCGACGAGGCGAAGCCAGCCGCGGTGGCATTGTCCTTCGTGGAGTCGAGATAGTCAGGCTCAAGGACCTGCAACTGGAGGGGGATCGGGAGATTGTCTTCGGGCCGGCGAAGGCGGCGGCGCACGAGACACTCACCCGATTCGACCACGGTCCGCATGACCGTCTTCTGCAGGCCCGCGAAGTCCTGTCGGCCGTCGGCATCACACGCCGTCGTTCCGGCCCACGCTTTCCAGAGCTCGGCCGCCTGCTTGTGCTTCGTCGAGGCGGCGATGCCCCAGCCGCCGCAGGTGTGGTTGACGATCGTGGAGAGCGCGGACTCGGCGAAGGCGTTGTTCCGAATCAACTCACGCGCATCGCTTCTGAGCGTCGCGAGCGCGCCTCGCAATTCGGCATTGGCGTCCGTCGACGGACGTTTCCAGCCTGCGGTGCGACGACCATACGAGGCGGCATCGTACCCGGCGAGCGCGTCGAGGGCGATGCGGGCGCGCACGCGCCGAGCCGTCCACCGCGGGGCGAACGGGGCGGTGAGCTTATCGATCCAGGCGACCATCATGTGCCCTTGCTGGTCGCCGCCAGCCGCGAGCTGGCACCGCCGGCCGAGATGTTGATCTCGGCGATCATCAGCGCGCGGAGCTTGAGGAGATCCGGCAGGTCTTGGCGCGTCACGGAACGGCCGTTGAACGTGACGGCCTTGCCCTGCGTGACGGCGAGGATTGTCGCTTCGAGCTCTGCGAGGTGGGTGGCGGTGAAGGCCATCAGGCGCCGGCGCGAGACCTGGAGCGGCGAGTGGCGTTGGCCACGTCGACTCCATCGGCACCAACGCCGCGTTGCGGGGCGTCTGGGGTTGCCAGGGTTGCCCCTAGGTTGGCTGATTTTACTACGAGATCACTCGATTCGCCCCTGGCATGTGCAGGCAGTCACGATCCCCTGCTTCGAGACCTTGAGCACGATCTCCGCGCCGCCCGGCCAGTTCTCCGGCACGGCTTCGAGGAACTCTCGGATTCGCCGCCAGATATGCGGCGGGATCGGCTGCTGCTCAGGCATGTGGTCCTCCATGGATCGATCCGGTCACCGGCTCCTCCGCAACCACCCGCGCGTGTTCGGAATCCACTTCCGAGACTGCTCCACGCGCTTCAGGCTCCCGTCGGGATTCTTGCGGTCGTCGCGCATGAACGGGTCGCCGCTCGGTGGTGAAGCGCTTGGGGTTGGCTTCGGTGTCTTCGGCTTCGCTCCAGCCAGACACCGCTTGCAGACGTAGGGCGACGGCACCGGCGGGTCGGCGTAGCGATCCGCGCCGCACTTCGAGCACTGCGTCTTGATCTTCATGCCGTGATCTCAGCCGCCTCCGCGTCTGGCACCTCGTCGTCGTAGACCTCCGGCTCGAGGTCCACCGGCTTGCCAACCGCGGCCTCGAGCGCGAGCCAATCGGACTCCGCGAAGCGGTCGAGGCCGACGACGGCCGCGGCCGCGCGCGAGTACCCGCGGGCGTCGAGCCAATCGTTGCGCCGGTTGGGGATGAGCGCCCACTCGAGCCTCACGAAGCCGCGGCGATTCTTCACCGCCACGAGATGCTCGGCCGTCAGCTCGCGGAAGTACTCCTCGGCCAACTCGGGGAAGTGCAGGAACCCGGGCGGGTACCCCTCGCCGCTCGTCGGCATCGGCAGCGACAGCCAGCCGTACAGCTCGCTCTTCGCCACGTGGCCGCACACGGGCCAGACGCGGTACGCCCCCTTGAGCTTGCGGCCGCGTCGGCTCATCTCCACCGGGGTCGGCGGGCTCACCAGCACGTGCCCCGACTCCTGGCCCTTGATGGCGATCACGCGATTCATCGGGTAGCGTCGCGCCCACGCGTAGACGGTCTGCGTGTTGTAGCCGCTGTCGACGGCCAGCATCTCGATCCGCAGGTCCACGCCGTAGACGTGGCGGAACGGGCGCGCGAGGAGCGCGTCGAGCTTCACCCACGGTCCGCGCTCGAGGTCCGACGTGTCCCCCGGCATCGCGCCCGCGTCGATCACCCACGATTCCTTGCCGCGGCCCCAGCCATCGACGTGGTACTTCAGGAGATCCTTCTGCACGTCGACGCCGCACGTGAGGAACAGCACGCCGGGCGGGCACGTCCCGATCGCGTACGGCTCGCGCCGCGCGTGCAGGCGCTCCCAGTCGGGCGCGTCGCCCCGGTGCTTCCACGGACGGCCAAGGATCGTGTTGACTGCCGTCTTGTGCGTGTCCGGGCCCCCACGGACGGCGGCCACGTACTGCGCGGCGATGGCTCCCCACGTGACCTGCGGCAGGTACGAGTACGCCGCCCAGATGGAGAACGATCGGTGTCGGTTGCTCTCCGTGAAATGCTCCGGCTTCTCGGGCCGCCACTCCCCTGCGGCGTCCATGTCGCGCAACTGCCGATGCGTGATCGTGCAGCCCCGATCGACGCAGACGAACACGGCCGCCTCCGGCTTGCCTTCGGGCCATCGTAGGTGCTCGAACTCGAGCGGCTGGTAGTACCCGCACGCGGGGCACGGCAGATAGCGCCGGCGCTGGTCGCCGGCCTCGTACAGCTCGACGATCTTACTGTGCCCTTCGAGGCGCGGCGTGGACCCGGCCACGATCTTGCGATTCCAGAACGCGTCCGAGCGTCGCATCGCCAGCGCGATCGGGTCGCCCTGGTCGCCGGCGCTGACGGGATACTCGTCGGGTTCCTCGAAGGCGATGACCCGACGTGAGATGCGGCGGAATCCGCGCGGGCTATTCGCGCCCACGAGCGACAGGTTGCCGCCGCGGAACGCCTTGAACAGGATGGCGTTGTCGGCCGTCCGCGACTTGGGGTCCGCCACCAGGCCCCGTAGGGCCGGCAAGCCGGAGAGCAGCGGCGCGATTTCTTCTTTGCTGTACTTCTCCGCGTCGTCGATGGCCGGCTGGACGACCAGGATCCGGCACGGGTCGTGCGCGATGTAGAACGCTAGCGTGATCTGCACGAGCTTGGACCACCCGACCTGGGTGCTCTTGAGCACCGAGACGCGCTCCACGGTCGGGTCGCCCATCGCGTCGAGAATCTCGCGCTGGTAGGGGTGCGTGACCCAGCGGCCGGCCTCCGCGTCGCCGGCCGGCAACCGGAAATGCTCGTCCGCCCACGCCGACAGGCTCACCCGCAGCGGCGGGCGCCAGATTGCGCGCAGGCGCTCATCGCGCAGCGCCAGCGCGGCCGGCGTCACTCGTCGTCCTCCAGCCCCGCGCCGGCCAGCTCGTCCAGGGCTTCGCGGATCACGGCGTCGATGGCGGCGAGCGTCACGGCGTCGAGCTCCGGCGCCACCCGCTTGATGCGACTCGGGAGCCCCAGCAGGCGATTCTTGGCGAGGCTGATCCGCTCGGCCTCCTGGCGCTCAGCCACGTCCGCCCGGATCAGTAGGCCCTCGCGCTCGTCGTTCGCGAGCTTGAGCTTGCGCTGCCGCTCCCGCTCGATGGCCCGCCTGATGTCCGCGATGACCAGCAGATCCCTCGTCGCCGGGCGCGGATCCTTCGCGTGATCTCGGTTCCGCCGCCATTCCTGGACGCCGAGGGCGACGTCGGCGATCACGACGCGCCCCTTGTCGTCGCGCCCGAGACTCTGCTCGAGCCGGCCGTTCCGGATGCCCTTTCGCACGGCCGCTGTGTCGACGCCGACCCGTCGCGCGAACGCAGTGACGCCGAGCCGCTCCGTGGCCCTAGGATCGACGATCGCGCGTTTCCGGCCCCCTTGTCGGTTATGCAAGGTCCTCCCCCATCGGTCGCACAGTGGACCCGTGGATTCCACCTGCGGCAAAACGCGGATCGGGCCCGACGCGTCCCGCGACGGGGATGCGACGGAAGAACCTATGCCGCCCCCCTATGCACTTCATACGATCGCCCCTCGATGCACCGCGCACTGCTTCGGCGTTCCGTCTCGCTTCGAGGGAAACGGCTCGCCGGGATGCTCGGCCACCCACGACGACCTGACGCACTGGTACTCACGCCAGGCCGGGTCGAGGCAGTCACGGTTGAACATCTCGGCGGGCCAGCGGCCGTTGATCAGGCGGCCGTTCTGACTGCTGTTGCTCGAAGGGCCTTCGAAGACCCTTCCGGGGGGTATCGTTCTCGTACTCGTACTACTACTCGGAGGGGATGGGTCTTCCAAGGGCCTTCCGAGGGCCTTCGGAGGGCCATCGAAGGGCCTCTCTATTCGGTAGTAATCACAGAACCTTGCGACGATTTGTAGTCTCGGCAGGCTCGCGACCGCCCTTTCGACGCTCTTCATGTGCTTCTTGTCCGCCAGTCGGATGTTCGGGTCATGCCGGAGGCCGTTGCGGACCCACACGACGGGCCCCTCGCGGAAGATCCACGGGGCCTCCGAGCTCGGGGAGCGCTCCAGCTCCGCGAGGGTGGCGTCGAGGATCTCGTTCGTGAGGCCGGTCTGGGATCGGAGGACCTCGGGGTAGTACCGGAAGATCGAAGCGGCGGAGTTCTGAGCACACAGCCGGAGCGTGACGAGGGTGAGCCGCGCGTAGGGAGTGAGCTGCTGGTAGTCCAGGTCGTCGAACAGCTTGCTGAACACGCCGCGGTAGGTGCCGCCCGCCATGGTCACCGTCCTCCGTCCAGCACCCATGTCGGCTGGGGTGGCGCTTCATCCGGAATCGTGAACTTCACGAACGCGGGCTCGAAGTCAAGCAGCAGCGGCGCGCCACCGCCTTCCCCGTCCCGCACCTTGGCGAAGATCAGCTCGCGCTCGGATTGCTCGGTGTCCGGCCAGTGAAGGATGAGCACCGCATCCGAATCGGCCTCGACGTCCCCGGACTCCTTGAGCTTGTCCATGCCCGGGCGTTCGACCTTCTTCCCTTTGTCCTGATAGAGCCGCGTCAACGACGACAGGGCGATCACGGAGCAGCCCTCACGCCACGACGCCAAGCGCTTGAGCCCGGCACTCACGGCGCTCACCTCCAGCCGCCGGTCGCGGTGCTCGGGAGCGCGAAGGAGCTGGAGGTAGTCGACGATGACGAGGCGGTACGCACGCTCGCGCAGACGCCGGCGGAGCCCATTGAGCGTGGGCTTGCTGTCGTCAATCCACAGCGGGAGGTCCTCGAGCCGATCCATCGCACCGAGGAGCTTCGGCCAGTCGTGCGGGTCCACGTCACGCCGACGGAGAGAGGTCGCACTCGTCCTCGTCTGCTGGGCGAGGATGCGTCGCCCGATGGCCGCGGCGTTCATCTCCTGGGACACGAGCAGCACCGACTGGCCACGCTGCGCGACGTGAATCGCCCACTGCACGATGAGCGCTGACTTGGCCACCCCAGGGCGGCCCCCGAGCGTGAGCATCTCGCCTCGGAGCAGCCCGCCGCCCAGGCGATCGTTCACGCCGTGATGGGGACACGTGACGAAGTCGGATTCCGGCGTGTCCAGGGCCTCAAGAATCGACCGCAGCACCTGCCTCACCGGTTTCGGTGGCTCGCCGTGCCGCCCCTTCTCACGCAGCGCCTCGCCGTCCGTGCGCTCCGCGATCTGCGTCAGCGCGTCGGTGACCGACGTGGCGAGCTCGGCGGGCGCCGTGCCGTCGTAGGCGGCCTGGAGCGCCTGGGTCAGGACCTGGATGTCCCGGCGCGCGCCGGCATGCACGAGAATGATCCGGAGGTAGTCGTCAACGAGGCTGGGGATGGCCCCCTGCTCCACGAGGAGCGCGAGCGCGGCGGGCCCACCGGCGGCCTCCAGCTCGTGGCTGGCGCGCAGCGCATCGGTCAACGTGATGAGCCCCACGCTTGACTGGGCCTCGTGGAGGTCCAGCATCCGGCGGTAGATCGTCCGGTGCGCCTCCGTGTAGAAGTCCTCGGGCTCGAGCTTCACGGCCGCGCGCTCGAGGATGGCGGCCTCGAGGAGGCAGCCGCCCAGGACGGCGGCCTCGGCCGCGAGGTCGTGCGGCGGGATCCGGTTCGGGATCTCGGCAGGAATGGTCGTCGTCCTCGTCCTACTCACTTCCCGCCAGGGATGGGATGACCTCAATAAGCACACGGCCCGGAGCGGCTGACCGCAACGAGGCATTCAGGTCGTCGATCGGGCGGCTCATAGGTCTGCGTGACCGCGTCGTCGGGCAGGATGAAGTCCGGCGAGATCTTGAGATGTCGAGACGCCGCGGTCGTCACGTTTCGCCCTCGCTTCGTCGGTGATGTCCCGCCGCGCCAGATGCCAGCCCGACGCGGCGGGTGTGGTAGTGCTGCTAGGCCGTCTGCTCGGTCTCCGACGCCGGCGGCGTCTCCTGCTGCTGCTCGTCGCCGCCCTGCTCCTGCTGGTCCTTGTCCTGCTCCTTCTCGACGTCGCGTTCCATGGCTCCTCCTTTCTGGCGCCTGCCGGCGGCGCCGAGTAGGTCGGTGAGTCGCCCGAGGGTGATCGAGTCGCCGAGCTTCGAGCGGAGGCGCTTGCCGCGCGATCCCCAGCCGCCTCCGTGCGCGGAATTGTGGCGCCCGTGGCTCACGGCGTCCGCTCCACGAGCGACGCCTGCTCTGGTGGGACATGCGCGACGCGGATCACCACGCCCGGGGCGAACCGCTGAGCCCGCGGCCTCGGCGTCGTCCGACAGGCGATGCAGATACGCGCGTATCCGAGCAGATCCGCGCGATTCTTATGAAAGCGCGAGACATCCAGCAGGAGTCCGCACGCGGAACAGATCTGCTGAGGTTCTTCGCCGTCCTGGCCAATGCCCACGTACAAGCGCGGCGCGGCCTTCACGACCTCCCAGTCGAGCCGACGGATCGCGAACCATCGATCATCGACGCCGATGCCATCAGCGACCGCGTCGCAGACCACGTCAACGACGTTGACGGCATCGCCGTTGGCCCGTGGCTTCTGGACGAGGATGTCGATGTACGTCTTTCGTCGCGGCCATGCCTCGCCTGCGTTCGCGGCTCGAATGCGATCAGCCAGTGCGCCGCGCGCGGCGCGACACTTGTCATGAACGAGCATCGCCTTCTTGCCGTCGCGCCGCCCCGCGAGCTGATGAAGCCAGTTCTTGGAAAAAAACCATGTGAACGGGACAGACACCCTGAGCATCCTGACGATGTCGATGGACTCGGACGCCGACCAGAAGATGGAGGAGGCGGACGCGCGATTCTTCGAGCGCCCAGCAGCGCGTGGCGCCAGATAGCGCCGTCCGGCACATCGCCCACAGAAGCGTTGCGCGTTCGAAGTGCGACGAGCCGACTCGCCGCACTGAGCGCACACCACCGGCTCGAAAGACAGCCGCCGCTCGCTATACGCGCTCATTCGTGACGCCACGCAGGAGCGTGCGCAATCCGTATCTCTGCCCCCGGCGCTGGGTCGTACCGCTTGGCCATCCGGATCTCCACGAGGCGTGAATCGTCCACGAACACGATTCCGTTCAGCGCGTCCTCGATCGCCTTGAGGCAGTTCGAGAGATCCGGTTTCGTGACGGGGTACTCCACGCGCTTCGGGAGCGACTTCGGCCGCGGAAGATAGAACGTCACCGTCATGACCAGCGGCCCATCCACTGGTGCCGGCGGACGGTGAGGAAGGACCTGCGCGAGCACCGTGCGCTTCCAGTCCTTGTCCTCGGCCCGCTCGTAGACGGACGCACGGACTCCGCCGTTCGGAAGCCGGAAGGCGCGCGCACGGGGCCGGCCCTGGGGGACCGGGACGCCGTAGACGCGGACGGCGAGGATCTCGGCCACTTCAGTCCTCCTTTTCCAGCCGCGTCGTCGGCACGCCGTGCACGCGCCGCAGGATCGGCAGCGCCTCGCGCGAGAGCGAGACCACCGGGCCGAGGCCGTACATCTCTATCGACGCGCGCGAGGCTTCGATCCGCGCTCGGAGCGTCGGTGGAAGCTGGGCGCGCCGGCGGCGACGGTGGCGGGCCTGCCTGATCACGCGGCGCCCTCCTTGCTCGCCCGAGCCACCGCTGCCGCGTACTCGTCCGGTTCCAGCCAGCCAGCGTCACGGCAAAGCCTGCAGATCTGACCGAGCCGCGCCTGCTCGGCCGTGTTCGTGATCGGGGTGCTGCACGTTACGCAGGGCACCCACCGCGTCGCGTACGGCGAGCGCTTCGCGAGGGCGCCGTGAAAGTTCCGTTTGTCAAGCGGAGCCAGGGTCATGCCGCCTCTGGCCCCCCTGCGGTCCCTGGGCGTCCCTGGGCGCGTTTTGTCGCCTGAGCCCGTGCCGAGGCCTCCCGGCGCGCCGATCGTGTCTCCACGGGTGTCGCGCGGCACAGGGCGCAGATCCAGCCTGGCCCCGGCGGCTCGGCCAGCGTCGGGTACTTGACCTCGCCGCAGACCGAGCGCGTGGCGACGTAGGTCTGGCCGTGGCCCTGGCACTGACATCTAGGACATGTGGGCATCGCGTCGCCTCTCGTTCTCGCAGGTCAGGCAATACCGCTGACGGCGCTTCCGGTTGTACGCATGGCCGCGCGGGCACGTCGTCTTGGCCGCGTTGATGGAATTCACTGTATGGGGCGACCGTCGTAAGTTTTCCCGCGTGGTCACAGGCTCAAGATGTGACGGGTTGACGCAGGCCCGCTCTCGGCAGAGGTGGTCTATGCTTAGGCCGGCCGGGATCGGCCCTCTGGCCAGCTCGTAGGCGAACCGATGGGCCTGGACATAACGTCCTTCAACCCAGAACTGCCCGTACCCGTTTTCCTTGATGACTGAGTTCCAGAGCCAGCAGGCGCCGTCGCGGTCAACCTTCATCCAGAAGCGGACATCGGGGCGCATCATCAACCCTGGCAGCCGCAGCGCGGGCAGGCTTTCATGGCCATTCCTCCCCTGGGTCGTTTGCCGCCGGGAACCCAGCGAGCTCGTCCACCGGCGCATCCTCGAGCACGGGCTCGGCGATCTTCCTCGGCCGACCACGTGGGCGACGGATCTCCGGCGCGGCCGCGTAGGCAGCCCGGCGCGCCGCCACCTCATCCTGCGTCGCGCAGGCGACGCAGGTCGGAGCCCAGGGGTATGCGACGAGACGCCGGTCCGCGATCGGCTCCCCACACGAGGTGCAGGTGCCCCACGTCCCGTCGTCGAGCCGCCCGAATGCCTCTCGGATCTGCCGCACGCGATCGAGGAGCACCTCGCGATGCTGCGCGGTCACCTCGGCGTCCTGGCTGCTGGCCACCGCGTCCATGTCGGGGTCCGAGCCGCCGGGATGCGCCAGCGCGTCCCCGTCGCGGCGCTGGAGGCGCGCGAGGTCCTCGTCGAGCTGGCGGTGGAGGGCCACGCGGATCGGGTTCACGCCACGTCCTCCAGCGTCAGCGTGCCGTCGACGTCGCAGTGGGGATGACGGTAGCGGTCGCCCGGGAAGTCGAACGACGGGGCCGGGACCGTATCGCAGGCCCGACAGATCAGCCGCTGACATCCCTGGCACCGATCGCACCGCCAACACGCCCGCCCGCCGCACCGCGCGCATGCCCCGTGGGGGCGCTGTTCGCAGACCACGCAGGCAGTGGAGCGGCAGACCTTCACGCCAGGACCTCGCGCGCGCCCTTCAGCGCGCCGAGCTGGCGCTCCAGCTTCGCGATCTCCTGGTCGAGGAACTCCACGGCCGGGCTTCGTCGCGCGGCGAGCTCCGGCTTCGCCGCCGGTCATGAAGTGGTCGGCGAGCGCGCTGGCATGCGGGGCACTCACGGTGCAGCCTGGTTCGGGGCAGGCGATCACGCGGCCAGATCCGGGACCGCGGGCTCGAAGCAAGGGCAGCTACACGCGAGGCAGGCGCCCACGGGGCGCCCGTCGGCGAAAACGGTTGGGGCGTGGTCGGTCGAGGGGCAGCCGCAGCGGCAGACGACAGCGAAGAGCTGAGCGAGCGCAGCCGTCACGATGTCTCTACATCGCGCCCTCCGCTTACACCAGGATGGTGAGGTCGGTAACCCGGAACGGAAAGAACGTCAGTGTGCCGTGGGGTTACGACGCCAGAGACCGCCGGGTATCGTTCCCGGCTTACACGCCCTCTCTGGCGCACACTAACCTTTTCAGGCACTTGCTGAACGCTCCGTCTCGTCAGAATTACCAGGTACAGAACCCCGGAATGTAACCCCGAGCGGTTCTGTGCCCTTCGACGACAGGCGCAGGGCTGCCCCGAACGCCCGATCGTCGACCACCTTGGTGTAGAGGGCTGTCGTGCCGATGTCGGCGTGGTCCATGAGCACTTGGATGATGCGGATGTCGACGCCTCGCTCCAGCAACGCTGTCGCGAACGTGTGGCGGAATCGGTGCGGCAGGCACTCCGGAACGCTGGCCTGGACGCCCCAGGCCCGGGTCCGGTCCTCGAGCATCTTCCGTGAGTACGGCCGGCCGTTCTTCTTCGCCAGGACGAACGAGGCCGGCTTCATGTCCGTGTGCTTGAGGCACCAGTCGAAGAGGACCTCGTAGAGCTCGGGCAGCATGGGCTTGACCGAGGTCTTGTTGCCCTTCCCCGTCGCCCGGATCGTTCCGGGGACGACGTCGCCAGTCGTGAGCGTGACCGGCGCGAAGGAGCAGTCACCAACGCGGACATTGCAGATCGGCGTGGCGCGGAGGCCGGTGTAGTACAGCAGCGCGCGGATGACCTTGTCGACGCCCTGGAGGTCGAGGGCCAGGAGGGCGTCGCGCTGCTCCGGCGCGAACGGCCGCGGGAGATGTTTCGGCCGCTTGATGGGCGGCACGTCGAGCATCGGATCGACGGGCCACAGCCGCTTGCGGAGCCCCCACTTCGCGAACTCCGAGACGCTCGCCCGGCGACGATGCAGCGTCGAGAGGCTCAGCGGCTTCTCGCGGCGCGCGAGCGACACCATGAACTCGCGGGCCAGGTCGGGGGTGAAGGCGATCACGCTGTCGCCCATGCGCACGGTTGCCAGGGCGATCAGGAGATTCAGATCCGACTTGTAGTTGGCGATCGTCTGCTTCGCGATGCCGCGGAGCTGGGCGTCCACCAGGAACTGCTCGCGCGCAGTGGAGAGCTTCATGTGCCGCCACCCCCGAACGAGAGGTTGCGCCGGCACGGGGGCCGGTCGCTGGGTGGCGAGCATCGTAGCCGATCTCATCCGATGTTGACCCGCATCTCCGACTCGAGGTCGGCGATGTGACGCTTGAGCTCCGTGAGCAGCTCCGTCGGGCGCGGGTTGAACCGCAAGAGGCTGGGAATCGAGAGGCTCATCCGCACCGCCTGGGCGGCCCGCTCGACGTTCGACGCGGCGAGCAGGAGTGGGCGCCACGCGTCTCGACTCGGGCGGCGATCAGGCCGAGGCTCCCGAATGATCGGGATGAAGATCCGGCGGCGATTCATGAGGGGTTTCAGCTCGCTGATCGCACGCTCCTCAGCCTCGACGGCGGCACCTTCCGAGGTTGGTGACCAGAGGCAGAACGAGTCGCCATCGCGGACCGAGTCCGTCAGGATGTGATCGTGTCCGTGATCCAGTGGGCGCTGCGCGCCACGCAGGGACATGCCGATGTATCGCGCGCGTCCATCACGAAGCCAGGCGTAGACGATCGGGCTCCTGAGCGCCGAGAAGTCGATCGACGACCACATGAAGCTCGGCTGAGCGCCGACGATTTCAGACATGCGAGCGACGTCGCGGCTCTCACCCATGGCGGGCGCCTCCGGCTCGATCGGGGGATAGCTGATTCGCGCCATGGTCAGTCTTTCGCTCCGGGAGTGTCAACGGGGGTGAAGGGCGCGCGATCGATCACGTGCCGACCCTCGGGCCGTTGGTGCCGTCCGTTTCGATCCACACGAACTCGCCGTGCTCTCCGACCGGCAGGTGCGTGCGGCACTCGACGCAGAACGTCGAGCCGTAGTAGTGGGGAGCGCGGGCGTAGGTCTCAGCCAGCCCGGCGCTGTCGACGAGCACTTCACGCAGTGGGGCGGCGCCTCAGGCGTGGGGCGGTACATCACGCCGCGGCAGGCGAAGCCGTCGACAACCCGACCGCAGACCTCGATCTCGGCGGGGAGGTCGGTCATCGGCTCCTCGCCGACGTCACGGTCCGGCTGAACACGCGGACGCCCGGGATCCGGCACGAGCCACGCATCGCGCGCACGACGCCGGCGAGCTTCTTGTCGTCCACCGCCAGGTACTCCCTCGGGATCAGCTCCGCGTTGACGACCTCGTACGTCCACTCCTCGCGGAACGAGACGCCCTCGACCTTGGGCGGCGCCGTAATCAGCGCGGGCGGCGCGAAGACGGGCCGCGGCGCCGGCGCGGTCACGACGACGGGCTCCTCGATCAGCTTCCGAGCGGCCGACGCGTCACCGCGCTGCTCGGCCCTGGCCGCCTCCTCGAGGCGTCGATCCTCCTCTTCCTTCTGGCGCCGCCGCCGCTCGGCCTCGACGCGCTCACGCTCCTCGCGCTCGAGCCGGAGCTGCTCCTGGCGCTGCCGCTCCTGCTCCTCGAGGCGCTTTCGCTCCTGCTCGCGCTGGTAGTCGCCCATCTGCTGCTTGAGCAGCTTCTCGGCTTCCAGGGCGTGCGCCTCGACCTTCTGGCGCTGGGCGAGCACGGCGCGGTGAGCCTCGTGGGCGGCCTTCACCATGGGGGTAAAGACCTCGGCGACGCGCCCGAGGTACACCTTGACGGTCCTCAGCAGCTCGCCGGCCTGGCGAAACGTCTCGTCGTCCACGACGGCGATCGTTTGCACGCGGACGACGAGCTCACCACCTTCGCGGTCGAGCGTCTCGGGGGCGATGGTCGTGGTCATGCGGCCCTCCGCCCTGGTTGGGCGCGATAGACGACGATGGCCGCGAGAGCGACCTGTGTCGCGGCGGCCAGGTCGACCTCGGTGAAGCGATACGTGGCGTCATCTCGTAGTTCGAGAATTGCGCCGACGCTGACGGGTTCGTCGGGGTGCTCGTGGTTGTACGCGAGCACGTAGAGAGCGATCTGGTACTCCGCGCCGTCAGTGCCGCCGGACTTGAAGTCGATGATGCAGCGGTGCCCATTGATCCAGCCAAGCCGGTCGGGGTGACCGATGAACTTCCACGCAGCATGGCGGACCTCGAACTCGGTCAGGACGGGCTCATGGCCTGAGTCCGCGACAAACTTCCGGTAAGCGTCGAGGCGCGGCGCGAGCTCAGGCGTCACGTCCGCCTCGTCGAGATAGCCGTAATGCTCGGCCTCCAGGAGCGCGTGAAGCCTTGAGCCTCGGTCACGAGCGAGTTCGACGACGTCGGGGCGGACCAGGGTGAAGTCGGGTCCGAGGCCAACCGCCGACAGAATCGTCGTTACACGCGGGTACGTCGCGCCCATCCCACCGTCTTCCTCAGATTGATGCAGCGCCGACAGGAGCGCTTCCCGTTTGACCGGACCTTGATGTTCTCGGCGGTCAGATCGTGGCCGCGTTGGCAGCGCCCCTCCCGCGCAGTCCGCGTTGATGGACTGCTACCGCGTCCTGTGTTGACCGCTGGCGACACCGGCTCCAAGTGCGCCGGATTCACGCACTGGCGAACACGACACAGGTGGTCCACCTGGAGGCCGACGGGAACCGGACCGACGAGCAGCTTGTAGGCAACGCGATGTGCGTAGGACATCGCCCGGGAATCTGATAGCAGCGAACCCGTCCGGATCGTCCCGTAGCCGTTTGGCTGAATATGACCAACCCACAGCCAGCAGCCGGTGTTCGGCTCGGGCTCGACCTTCGATTCCCAGCGTTCCAGCAGCGGAAGCGCCACGCTCACGCCAGCGTGCCCTGCTGCTGGCCGGGCTTGCTCAGCCCCTTGTCCGGCCCCTGCTTGAGCTTCTCGCACAGCGTCTCGTAGTCCTTGATCTTGACGTCCCGAGGCGAGTTGTACTGGTATCCCGACAGCAGCTCGTGCAGCTGGTCGTCGGACCACTTGGTGCCGGTCGCGATGGCCCGGAGCCGCTTGTGCTGATTCTCGTTGATGACGATGTCGGGATCGGTCCGGTGCTCCTGCTGCGGAACCCCCTGCCCGCGCGACGACGGTGCTTCACGCCTCGACGGTCGATCCTCGTCCTCGTCGTCGCGGTCCCGCTCGTCCTTGTCGTCGACGTCCTGCGTGAAGATCTCGGACGCGGCTGTCACGTTCAGCACCGCGGCGACGAGCGCGCGCTTGTTGGACATCTTCAGGACGGTGTTGTGCGTGTCGGGCAGGTCGGGGTTCGCGACGCGCTGCTCCGTCTGCTGCTGCTCGATCGCGTCGTCGCCGTCCTTGAACTTGGCCCCGCAGCCGCCGCGCTTGCCGAAGCACAGCCAGCCGCCGCCGAACTCGGCCTTGCCCTTGATGATGGTGTCTTCCTTGCCGCACGAGGGGCACGTGCGCCCGGAGCGCCGGTAGGCGTACTTCGCCTCCCGCGTCGAACACGAGCCCATCCCCGACCCCATCCGCTGCCCGGTCGGGATGTGCCAGAGCGTGCACGTGCTGCGCACGATCAGGTGGTCCCCGTCCCGGATCTCCTCGGTGCCGTACTGCGGGTCGAGCCGGAAGAGCATGTTCAGTAGCTCGGCGCCCGGCTTGTAGAGCGTCGGCTTCTTCGTCCCGGGGATCACGCCGAAGTGCGTCTCCGGCTTCATGAGCTTCGCCATGACCTCGTGGATCTTCTTGACCTGGCCGGCCAGCTCCTCGACGGTCAGCTCGTGGCGGTACGCGAGGGCGATGGCGCCCTGCTGAGTCTCGTGCTGATGAACGACCGACATGTTCAATCCTCCATTCGGATACTGTGGCACTCGCCCGCCACCGCCCCCACCGTCGCCCCCGACACCGCGCGCATCAGCTCCGAGACCGTGGCCAGCACGCAGGCTTGAGAGCACAACGTCCGGGCTGTGAACGCCTCACGCTTGTCGCCATTGACCAGCGTCAGCACCAGGCGCGTCTCGTACCGCTTGGCGTGCTCGGGAATGATCGAGTGGCACGTCGGAACGTCGCAGCGGATCACCGTGTCGATCACGCCGAAGCCTCCTCCACCTCGTTGAGTCTGGCGAACTCACCGCGCAGCTCCGAGGCGGCGCGGTTGTATGCGATGGCGGCTAGCTCCTCTGAGTCGAACCGGCCGAGGGACTTGTTCCGTCCGTCCACCCAGATCGAGGCTACCCAGCGCCCATCGAAGTGGACCCCGCGGAACCGGGATTGACGTCGCCGCCGGTTCGCATTCCAGTTCCACGCGTTCTGGGCGGCCGTGCATGGCCTCAGGTTCGCGCGACGGTTGTTGAGGCCGTCCCCGTCGCGGTGATCGATCTGGGTCGCGACGTCGGACAAGATGAATCGGTGCATGTACCTGAGGTCTCTGCGGTCCTCTATCCGAGCGACGGCGTACCAGGCGTTATTCCTCCTGACGGCAGCCCAGCGATACGCGCACACGCGCTCGTGGTCGTCGCGGTCTACGATGGCCGAGCGCCCGTGGTTCAGCGGAATCCTGACGCCCTCGGTCGCGAAGAGGCACCGGCAAGGGCGCGGTGGCCGGATGGCGCCTGGCCGGCAGCCCTTGCAGTGTTCCGCGTAGCGGCGTCGGTGGCGGCTCCCGCATGACGGGCAGGAGCGGGTTGGGAGCGGGACCCACCGCCCGCCCATCACCTCGCCTCCTTCGGCGGCCGCAACGAGCCGGGACACGTGCTCGACTGCCACCCGTGCTCGCCGTGGTGTCGGATCTCGCCCGCCTTCGTGATCGCGTAGTCTCGTCCGCACGCGGAGCAGATGCCGCGTGGCGACTTCGAAACGCCGGGCGCGTTGACGACGCTCATGGCTCGACCATGACCGCGACCGCGGTCCACGCGAGGACGTTCGCGAGCACCAGCACGGCCGCGAGCAACGACTCGTAGACGCTCATGCCGTCACTGCCAACATCCGCTCGATCAACGCGCACGCATCCTGGATGCGTCGCTTCCTCGCGGCCTCGTATTCGGCGTCGCGGGCGTCGAGGGCGGCGCGGGCGTCGCGGGCGTCGCGGGCGTCGCGGGCGGCGCGGGCGTCGCGGGCGTCGCGGGCGTCGCGGGCGGCGCGGGCGGCGAGGGCGGCGAGGGCGGCGAGGGCGGCGCGATTGATCGCCGGGGTCGCCGCACGAATCGACGCCGCGCCGGTCAGCGGCGCAAGGGCGCGCAGGGTCGCCGCGTGGTCCGGCAACTCGACGATCTCGCACACCTCGGCCAGCTTCTCGCGCAGGCCCCAGTCCGCCGCCTGGAGCGCCCTCTTGACCTCGATCTCGGGTGACGCGAGCGAATTGATAAGGCGCAGCGTGAACGGCTTGAGCGCCGCCGTTCTCTCTGCGTCGTCGCGCCAGCCGGACCAGTCGTTGAACGATCGCAGCACGGCCGCGATGGCCCACGAGGCTCCGTCGGGGTGATCGTCTTTGCAGTCGCGGAATCGCGTCAGCGCCTCGGCCCACGTGGCGGCTGGGCGCGGGTCGCGCACCGCACACGCCGCGATGGACGCCGCCTCCATGACGCAGCAGTTATCGTCGGTCTTGTTGTGCGCCCCGTGCGTGAGCACGAGTCCTGTTAGATCGAGAGTCATCCTGTCCTCCGTCTGAGTCATGACGCCCTCCTGGCCTTCCACCGCGGCCCGTCGATGGCCTCGCGCTGCGCCCTCGCGCTCGCCTCCCGCTCCCCGATCGGCGTCGCCGCGATCTCCGCGTCGAGGGCGTCTGCCTCGAGCTGGGCGCGCAGCTCGCTGAGGCGCTCGGCGCACCGCCGGACGTGGCCGCGCAGGATGGACACGGCGTCGCGCTTGCGGGAGGAATACTCATCCCAGCCGGTCCACGATCTGACCATCCAGCCTTGGCGCAGTCGCCGCATGAACGCGGGCTCGCCCAGCACGCGCACGAGCTCGACGTAGGCGACGCGCGCGGCGATCTCTCGGTCCACGGCGGCGCGGTCGGAGGCCGTCACGCGGAGGCTCCGGCGATCCTGGCGAGTAGCGCGCGGATCGTGTCGCACATGACTCTCGTGGTCGCCTCGTCGGTGCCGGTGATGCTCCGCCACTCCTCGCGGCGTTCCTCGGTCCACGGGCCAGCGCCGTGGACCAGCAGCGGGAGTCGCAGTGCGGCGCGGGCCCGGTCCCGCTCCTCCCGCAACCGCTCGACGATCGGGACGCAGCTCACCGCGCTTCCCTGCCCTCGAACCTCGTCACCGGGAACGCGCCCTCCCGCGCAAGCGCCCGCCAGTAGTCGCGCTCGACCGCCTCGTGCAAACGCGGTCTAGCCGGCGGCGCGCAGTCCACGAGCGTCGGCTCCGGCTCGCGGGGCACCATGACCGGGAGATCCGTCGCCACGACGACCGCGGGGCCCTGCTTCGGCTCCTGCGACACCCCCGCCGTGTAGCCGACCGTCAGGCCGGCGAGGGCGAGCGCGGTGGTGAGCGTGTAGGCGCGGCGGTTGGTCATGCCCGGCACGTCGACCGCATCCACTCGTCGTCGGTCCAAAAGAGTTGCCCGCAGCGCGGACACCAGGCGCGCCACCCGTACCCCCGCGCCTCCTCGGGCACCGGGGACGAGAAGATGCAGCCGCGCGTCACCTCGCGCGGTTCCGTCTCGCCGTAGAGCGCGTAGGCGGGCATCACGACCTCGACATCGGGACGCCGAAGGCGATCGTGACCGTCGTCCCGAGGATCGGCAGCCTCACGTAGTGCACGAGGATCATCCCGTGCCACGCGTTGAGCGGGAGGATGCGACCTACTTCGTCCACGTGTCGCGCTCGCCCTGCCCCTGCGTGAAGCACGCGCCGAGGACAGCGTGCCCGGCGCTCTCGAGCTTGGCGCGCAGCAGCTCGCACTCCTCCCGCGTCCCGACGCGCCACGTGTCGACGCGGACGACGTGCGAGGTGATCGAGCTCTCGCCCTGGTCGTGGGCGGGGATGTCGACGGTGCCGTGGGCCAGCGTGGTGACGAACCAGCCGAAGAGAACGATGCGCTTCATGGGGGTGTCCCTCCTTGTCGTTACTGTCGTGTCGCCGCGTCATACGGCGACGACACCGAGACGTGTAGGAACGCGCTAGGCCGTAACACGCGTGTCCTCTTTCATCAGCCGCTCCACGTAGGCCATCCTGAGACCCGTGAGCAGGCACTCCCGCGCGAACGTCGTGTGGCCGAGCCCCATGGTCAGGGCGAGGTCTTTCAGCTTGTCGAGCTCGGATGGCTTGAGCCGGATCGAGATCGGCTCGCGGCTCTCGGGCGTGCGCGGTGGCTCGATCTTGGCGAGCGGGCGGCGATCCGTCGTCATCACCGCGCCACGTCCGGCAGGAAGCACAGCGACGACGTCGTGAGGATGAGCCACAGGAGCGCGAGCGCGGCGAGGATGACGGCGAAGAAGAGGAGGAGCGAGGACCGGGTCATGCGGCTATCCGATCCTCGGGATGCGTGGGGCCTTGCCGAACTTCAGTCGACACCATTGCTGGAGCCGACGAAGTTCCTTGTGGTCCGCCAGAATGCCGTCCGCCTCGCGCTGAATAACCTCGACGGCGTTGGCGTACGTCCACAACTCACGCTGGCGCCAGCGCCGCTCCCCCTCGACCGTCACGGGCTTGGCGAACGGCAGCTCGTCCTCGTCCTTCTGCTTGAGCGCGAGGGCGCAGAACGCGGTTCCGGCTTGGCGCTGGAAGGCCTCCAGCCGATCGGTGAGGATGCCGCGCGCGACCGCGACGTCATACAGGTTCGCGGCCGGCACGTCGCCCCCCAGCTCGACGAACAGGGCGCGGATCTCCTCGAAGGCGCGGTGCCGGCCCTTGAGCCCGTCGAACAGGTCGTCGTTCTCGCTCATCGCGTCTCCTTAAGGTGCCGCTTGAAGGACTGGGCCAGCTTCGCCGCGCCCTGCGCGAGCGCGGTCAGCTTCGGCTTGAACGCCGCGACCCGGCAGGCCTTCGCGGCCTTCGCCAGCGTCTCCTCGGCATCGAGCAGGAGCACGAGCCCGGGATCGACAGGTGGCGGCGCGGCGGCGGCCCGCGTCAGGGCGACCTTGCGGTCATGCGCATCCGCCGACTCGGCGAGGCGGTAGATCTCTTGGCGGGCCGGCGCGGGTTGCGCTGCCAGAGTGCCGAGAATCTCCACGGCCTTCCTCGGGTCGACGCCCGGCTGGTCGATGATCGCCGCGGCCTTGGGGCGCTCGCGCTCCGGGAGCTTCTCGAGCTTCTCGCCGGCCTCCAGCACCCGGTACTGACGCCAGTCGCCCTTCTGCATGAAGGGGTACTGCTCGGCCACGGCGACGTGCTGCTCGATGCGGCGCTGGTCCTTCGGCGAGATGCCGGTGACCGATGCCACGTCGCGCCGAGAGCCCGGCGCCTTCTCGGTGTGTCCGCGCCCACCGGAAACCCGAGGCAAATCTGCCCCGGGTTTCTCTGTCGCTGGCCGCTTCAGATCGGCTTCGATCTGACGGATCTCCGCGAACCGCTGCCGCGACGCTTCGTAGGGGAGCAGCTCCAGGCGCTCGGTGTTCTCCTCCAGCTCGACGGCGCGCAGCTCCTCGTCCGTCATGCCGTCGACCCGGCGCGCCGGGATCGAGGTCCAGCCGAGGAGCTTGCAGGCCTCCAGGCGACGCTGGCCCGCCACGAGGGTGTCGCCGTTGCGCAGCAGGATCGGGTGCAGCAGGCCGTGCGTCTCGATCGACTTCGCGAGGGACCGGAGGTTGCCGAGCTTCTGACGTCGGCGGACCCCCACCTGGACCTTGCTGATGACCACGCGCTCGACGTCGGTGGAGAGGCGCATGGCTAGGCCGCGCTGTGCTGCTCGCGCGCCGCCATCGTCCTGGCGATGAGGGCGGCGAGCTTGTCGAGGCACGGCTGAGACTTGGCCTTCTTCGCCAGGACCATGCTGACGAGGGCCGGGCTCTGGCTGGTGGCGAGCGCGGCCCGGCGCTGCGAGAGTCCTGCTGCCCTCAGGCCACGTTTGACACCTGACGTGGTCGCGGCGTATTCAACTAAACGTGTTTCCATGGACGAGGAGACTACACGTTACTTGAACATATGTCAATCGTTAAATTGACCGCGGAATTCGGCCCGAAGATCAAGGGCCTTCGCGAACGTCGCGGATGGAACCAAGGCGTCGTCGCAACCAAGCTGGGTGTTTCTCTCAACGCCGTCAGCCAGTGGGAGCGCAGCCGGTCCTACCCTCGCGGACCTCTCCTCGCCGGCTTGGCCGAAGTCTTCGGATTGACGGTTGAGCAGCTGCTTGGAATCGATAGCGCGCCATCGGACACTCGCGACCAGGCGTTAGATCGCACCGACTCCCTCCCCTACGTCGCCGACCTCCTCGGCTTCATGCACGCCGACTTAGAGCTGGACCCGTTCACCCACCTGCCCGGAGGCCAGGGGGCGCGCGAGCGCTACCGCGAGCGCCTCGCTGAAACCGAGCGAGAGCTTGAGGCTTACGCCCAGAAGCTGAAGCGCGGGCTCGCGGAGTACAAGGCCATGCTCATCGCCGAGGCGCGCGACCCGAAGGGCAAGCGTCCCCATTGACACGGCGCCGTCACCCGCTATAGATTCGCCGTCGCCCGCTCCACGTCAGATCTCAACAGGCGGCTCGCGAACGGGTGAGCGACCAACTGATCCAGCTCGTGCAAACGCGCGTCCGCGACTTCGCGCGCCGCGTGATGACGTTCGAGGACTTCCTCTCTGCTGCCGCCGCCGAACGGCTCGCGGTTGAACTGAAGCACCAGGAGGCCGACGAGCAGCTCGTCCGGAAGCCGCCCGCGAAGATCACCCTCAACGCCGGCCTGAGCGAGAAGTACCGGACGTTCTCCGCCTTCCACGCGCTCGCGCACTGGTTCGGCCATCCGGGCCACCTGGACTTCTACCTCGGCTCGCCCGGGTGGCTCGGCGCGATCGAGCTCGAGGCGTCGATGATCGGCTACCTCGCGCTCGCGCCTCATCCGCAGGGCCCGCCCTACCCGCGGCTCGTCCGGGCCGGGCTCGATGCCCAGCAGATCGAGATGGAGTTCCTGGTGGAGTACCCCGTCGTCGAGGTGCTCGAGGGCGGTCGTGTTCGGTGGCGGCGGAGGAAGACGAAGCTGATCCGGCCAGGGCAGGCGGAGTTTCCGTGGGGCGAGGAGGAGCCGGCGGAGCAGCTCTTCCTGCCGGGGACCAGGCGGACGAAGTGGCGGGATGCGCTCGCCGTGCTGCTCATCCCAGACGCCGCGCCGTGGTGGTTCGGCGCGCTGCTGGCGTGAGACGTTCCAAACCCTATCGAACACACAAGGGGGTTCCCATGAAGACGTCCGTACTGCTACTGGCTGGTCTGCTGTTTTTGCTGTCCGTCCCGCACGTGTCCGACGCCCAACCGATTCCCGGCTTGATCGCCGTCGGGGTCGGACAGATGACAGCCTTCGAGAGCGTGACGGCCGGGACCAACCTCAACGCCGGCACGCCCCTCGCGCTGTGGGGGGTGGGACTGGAGTTTGCCTCGACGGTGGGCTTTTGCGGGCTCGGCCGCTCTGGCGCGAGCGGACTCCTGATCTCTGGCTCCAGCGCGATCGTGCGGCATGTCACGGTGCCGGCATCAGACTTCTACCTCTTCCTCTGCCTGAGGCAGTCGGGGCTGTCCGGGGACTTCGCGGCCCTCATTCTGCACGGCGACTTCTTCGACGCTGCCACCGCCGACGCCCCAAGCGCAGACACCGCGGCGCTTGAGGCGGCCGTAAGTGCGGCGATTGATCGGAGGTTCGGGCGGTAGGGTAAGATGGCGACGTGAACGGCCACTGGGTTCTCAGTCTCCCCCGCTGGGCTCGATACACGATCTACTCCGTCACGAACCCGCGCGTGATGTTTGTCGTGTTGATGGCCGACCACGGGCCGAGACGGTGGCGCCCCTACTACAGCGGGATTCTCCTTCGTCGCTTCGCCGAGAGCGTCAACGCGATTCGGCTGTCGTTCGTGGGACTCGCGGCTCAGGCCGAGCGCATCGCCGTCGAAATGGATCGCGGCGGGTGGGAGAGCAAAGATGCCTGATCGAGAGTCAGCGATCCGCGTCGGGCGCCGATTTCTCCTCGGCGGCCACTCGTGCCGGATCGTCCGAGTCGTCGACGCACCGGACGGCGTCGAGTTTCAGTACGAGATCTCGGTCGATGTCACGAGTTCAGTACGGCATGGTCGTACGTTGCGTGGGCTTTGCCTGCCGTCGGTGCCGCGGTCGGTGACGTGGTGGTGCGTTGATGGCTGAGCTTCCGCGCTGGGGCCAGGTGGCTGAACCGGGCCGGCGGGGCGAGGCCGGGTGCGGCGGGAGCGTGGCTGCCACCGAACCCGGCTCTGGTTCAGGATGATCCGCTAGGGCTTGACCGGCTGCGCCTTCTCCCGCACGGCCCGTGCGGCGAGGGCGTTGGCGATGGCTGCGGCACAAGCATCCGCTGAGGACCGCGGGATCTCCGCCGCGCTCAGCTGCTCCACGAACGCGATCTTCTGGCTCGTGGTCGGCTCCGGGCCGAGTTCCACGCGCATCTTGGCCACCATGAGGGTGTTGGACTTCATGCCGTCGTAGCAGCGCAAGGCGTCCGAGATCCGCTCGGCCGAGGACTTGCCCTCGATCGGGGTGGAGAGCGTGCAGGCGCCGAGGGCCAGCAGCCCCACGGTCACGAGCACCGCGAGCTTGACCAGCGGCGCGTTGACGGCCTTCTTGACCTGGTCCACGATCTCCCGGAGCGCCACGGCCGCGCCGCCGTAGAGCAGACCGAGCGCCGGGTCCGCCGCCTTGCCGGTCAGCCACGAGATCGCCAGGTCGGCCAGCGGGCCGAGGGCCACGGCCAGCGTCGGGATCAGGGGCTTCCACGATTCGGGAATGAGCTTCTTCGCCTGGCTCATCACCAGCGGAATCAGGACGGTGACGATGAGGGGCGTCAGGGCCGTGAGGAGTTGGTCTCGATTCATGAGGGGGCTCCTTTCTTCTTGGTCCAGCAGCCGCGTTGGCAGGCTCCGGTTCCGTTGCGGTCGCCCTTGGCGCGACACCGACGGCACGGAATCATCGGGTGACATCCGAGGTGGGCCTGAGGGCTCATTCGTCGAAGTAGCCTTCGGCGGGCGCCGTCGCCACGGCCTCCGCCAACAGCGGGTCCCGCTCCTCCTTCGGGAGCCTCGGCAGCGCCTGGCCGCGATGGATGAAGGCGCACCAGATGGCGTTGAAGCGCGCCCACTCGGTGTCGTTGTAGACGGCGTGGTGGTACGCGCAGATCCCCGCGTCGCCCGTCTCCGTGCCGCACGAGGCGCAGAGGCTCACGAGACGTCCGTCTCGGCCCGCCGGTGCGCCCGGACGGAGGCCGGTGAGCGAGCCGTTGTGCGGGCCAGCTCGATGTAGCCGGCCAGGGGCGCCCGCGCCTTCGCCTCGTCCGTCAGGGGCCGCGCGCACCACCGGCAGCAGTCCGGCTCTTCCAGCAGCGACACAGGCCCGCCCTTGCCGTAGGAGCCCCCCACGGGCCTCCCGCAGGGGGTACAGGCCTCCGGCGGGCGCTCTGGCGTCCTGGGGTATCCCGTGGCGGCCTGCGCGGCGCTCCGTGGCGGCACGCGGCCGTTGGCGGCCCGAATTCGGTAGTTCACGCCCTGGCGCGAGCGCCCGACGCGTGAGGCGATCTCGCCCTGGCTGAGTCCCTGGCGGGCGAGGTCGAGGATGGTGGCGATCGGAACAGCGGCCATCAGATCGACTCCCGCCCCTTCCAGCCCAGCACAGCGCCGACGAAGAGCGCGGCCGGCGCGAAGGGGTCGTTCACGAGGATGGCGTGGATGACGAGACCGGAGGCCACAGCGAGGGCGACCGCCGCGATCACGGCGCCTGCCTCTTGGCGGCACACTCTGGCGGCCGATACCCGCCGCGCACGTACCCCGGCGTGGCGCGCGTCGGGCACGAGGCGGGGGCCGGGGCGGCGATGAATCGGTCGCGGGCTACCTCGGGCTCCGGGCGAACCGGCGGTGTGGTAGGCGGCGTCGTCCCCTCGATGGCCTCGATCTTCTGGCGGAGGCGCGACGCCCGGTCGGCGAGTTCCCCGGCCGCGTCGCGCACCTCGCCATAGGTGTCCTGCGTGGCCTCCGGTACGGCCTCGGCTTGCGCCCGATGCGACGCCCCGTGGCGATGCTGAGCCAGCAGCGCGTTCCCGCCCACCAGGATCGCCATGACGACGGCGACGGCGCCGCCGAGTTGCGACACGCCCGGCGCCATCACGGGCGCCTCGGGAGATAGCGCTCGAGCCGTGACTCGATCCGCTCGAAGTCGGCCAGCGCGCGACGGATCCGCTCGCTCGCCTCGCCGGCCGCCCTGGCGTCGTTCACGCGTGCGGCCTCGAAGGCGTCCCGCAGGGCGCGCAGCTCGCCCTTGACCTGCTCGAGGTCGCGGTGGTGCTCGCGCTCGAGGCGGTCGACGTCGGCGCGAAGCCACGAGTGCTTGACGTCGTAGACGACCAGGCCGCTACCGCTGCCGCCGAGGATGCTGCCGACGAGCACGAGCCCGGCCATGAGCCCCTTGACGGCGCGGCCGCGCTGCGGCTCATCGGGCACCGCACGACTCCGGGCTCAATTCGCGTCCTCGACCCCGATGTCGACATCGAGCTCCAAGACCTCGCCGCTCGTCACGGCGTGGCGGCACGAGATCCGGTAGATCTGCCCCAGCGTGCCGCCGCTGACGAGCACGGTGACGCGCATGCCATCGACGGTGGGCGGGGAGGCGCTGATGCCCGCCGGCACGACGAGCGTCGGCGCCCCGGACAACTCGACGCCGGCCCCCGCCTTCGCCCCGAAGTTGAAGGTTGCCTTGCGGACCTCGTCCGGCTGCTTGTAGCGGTAAGGCACCTGGCGCTGAGGAATGACGCTCATGAGACCTCCTGCCACGACGGACCGTCGATGGCCTGCCATGACGGCGTCCCCTCGAGGGCCCGCCACGGTGCTCCGCCACTCACCTGCTCGTGCTCGGGTACCGGCGTGAGGATCAACGAGAAGGGCTCGGCGGTCGCCGAGGCCTGGCCCGCAGCGGTCGCCACGACGGCCGCCGTCACGCCGGAGGTCGCGCTCGCCGTGGCCGCGCCATCCGAAGAGACCTGAGCGGTGGCCGTGGAAGCGCCAGTCGCGGAGACTGGCGCGCTCCCAGACCCCGTCGCCGTCGCCGTCGCGATGGTCGCGCCGACGCCTGCCCCCGTCGCGGCGCCAGTCGTAGCTCCTGCCGTCTGAGCGGTCGCCGATCCGACGCCGGAGACGCTCGCCGTTCCGCTCGACTCGGCATCGGATCCGACCGCGTTTCCATCGTCGCCAGCACCAAGGGCCTCGGCGACGCCAGCGCTGACCCCCACCACTCCGGCGGTGGTGCCACTGACGCCCTGCGGGCTCGCAGCCCCCGATGAACTGCCGGCGGTGGTGATGACGGTGACGGACACGCCAGAACCGACGGCAGCCCCGGACGATGCGCCATCCGCGGCCGCGGTCGCGCCGCTGACGCCATCCGATGCCGCCGACGCACTCGAGGCGCCGACGGTGCCGGCCAGCGCTGCGCCGACGCCTGCCCCGGCCCCAGACCCAGCGGCGCTGCCTTCGCAGCCAGCCGTGGCCCCGCCGCCGCCGCCGCCGCCAGCCGATCCTGACGCCGAGGCGTCAGCGACAAGCACCGTCGCGCTGCTCGCGTCATTGGTCGCGGCGCCGCTCGAGCTCGCAGCGGTCGTGACGATCGCGCTGGCGGCCACGCTGTCCGTGGTGACGCCGGCTGCGGCCGCGGTCGTAAGCGCAAGA